CCTTGAAAATTCTCCGGGGGTATATTTTGGAAAAACAATTTAGAATGATATTTGTATGGGCTTATGGGATTCCTTGTCTTTGAAACAAATTATACGTACTGCCAAACTGTCATCCTCCTTAACTCCTTTCGAGGTTGTAGAACCAAGTCCTATAAGTCCATATAAATATCATTCTACTTTACATAAAGTGATGTCAAACGTATGTAAAAGGTTAAGAAAGGAGAGGATTACGTTGGCAAAAGTTAAGAAAACAAGCACACAAAAATCTGTTAGAAAGATTAGGCCTGCTCTATCACCAGAAGCTAGAGAGAATCAGCTTATATCTTTGGCTGTAGATTTAGTAGAGCAGCGTTTACTCGACGGAACTGCATCATCTCAGGAGACAACACACTTCTTAAAGCTAGGAACAAGTAAACATCGGCTTGAGCTGGAGAAGTTGGAAGAAGAAAATAAGTTGGTCAGAGCTAAAACAGAAAGTCTACAATCTCAAAAGAAAACCGAAGAGATGTTTGTTGAAGCTATTAATGCTTTTAGAAGGTATAGTGGGCAAGGTGATGTCAATGATGAGGCAGACGAGTATTAGAACATATTCGGAATTGATTACCATACCAACTTTCGAAGAGCGATTCGAGTATCTTAGATTAAACGGAGAAGTTGGACAAGCAACGTTTGGTTATGATCGATATTTGAATCAAATACTCTATAACTCTTCAGAGTGGAGAAAGTTTAGGTCTGGAATTATCATTCGTGACAACGGTTGTGATCTAGGTTGTGAAGGTTATGATATTTACGGAAAGATACTAATACACCATATTAATCCGATTACACAAAAAGATATTGTAGATAGAAATCCGATGGTCTTTGATCCAGATAATGTGATATCTACTACACTTGATACACATAATGCAATCCATTATGGTGACGAAAATTTATTAGATAAACCGCCAATAGAGAGACGTATAAACGATACTTGCCCTTGGCGAAATTAGGAGGTGATTATTTGTGTCGTTATAATTATTTATCTTCCCAACTTTACCATCATGGTATAAAAGGCCAGAAATGGGGAGTTCGGAGATTCCAGAATTCGGATGGATCCCTAACTAATGCCGGTCGTAGTAGGTATACTAATGACCCGACAGTTGTAAAAAGCAAAGAAAATTTTAAATCTTCCAAGAAGGCTTATAAAAAAGCTCAACGAAAAGCAAATGTTATATCAACAGCCAACAATATAGAAAAAGCAAATTTAGCGAAGAAAAAATACAAAGCAGCAAAGTTTAAATACAGCACTGATAAGGAAAATGCAAGAATATCGACAAAAGGTATTGTATTTAAAAATAAGTCGAAACACCGACAGAAATTGGAAGAAGAATACCGAAAAATGGGACTTGATGAAGAACATGCTCAAGCAGCCGCCAATAAACGTATACGAACAGAACGAATATTAGCGGCCTCGGCAACTATGACAGTAGCAGCATGTGCTGCTTATTATGCCCACAGCAAGTATAAAAATAAGATCGATGGGATCATCAAAGCAGGGGAATCACTACAGCGAATAGAAATGCAAGATACCGGAAGTAAACTTCACGATTCTTTCTTTGTAGCTAAAGGAAAACACGATTCCAAACGATATGCTAATTTGTTAGGAATGACTCGACAGAAACAAACTGGGCACGCTTATATGATGAAACTTGAAGCTTCTAAAGATATCAAAGTCGCATCTAAAGATAAAGCGGCTAAAATATTTGGAGAGTTATATAAAAATGATCCAGATTTTAAAAAAGCAGTTGAACTAAATGTATCAGCGCATTTCAACGGAATCTCGAATAAAGTTAAAAATACAAATAATCTTAGTTCTCGGAATATTAAGAAAATGTATGAGAACTTTAATTCAGCACTTATAGATATAAGAACAAGTGGTTCCGGTGCCGATAAAAAATTCTATGACAAATTGAAATCTCATGGATATGGAGCTATTCAGGATATTAACGATATGAAATATAGCGGATATCATGCTAAAAACCCGCTCATAGTATTTGACAATTCGAAAAACAATATAATGGTTAAATCGGTTAAAGAGATTAAGGATGATTTAACTATACCAGGCACTAAGGAGCTTAATAAAGCTGCTGGCGAAACTATAGCCGAAGGTTTTATTAAGAAAGCAGGCCCGTTATCGGCAGCTGGTTTATCGGCCGGGGCAGTGTATACAAGAAAAGTCAAGCCAAAAGATTACAATGAGACAGGAGGTTGAATATGAATAGTATACTTACTTCTATTAAAAAGCTTCTTGGTATCACTGAGGAGTATGAGCATTTCGATTCCGATATCATAATTCACATCAATTCAGTATTCATGATTTTGCATCAACTCGGCGTTGGACCAGAAAAGGGATTTTCGATAAAAGATAAAAGTGCAACATGGGACGAATACGTTTCTGAAGATTCGAATTTGGAAGCTGTTAAAAGTTATGTCTATTTGAAAGTTAAGTTAATTTTCGACCCCCCTCTAAGTTCTATCACCACAGAAGCAATAAAGAATCAAATAAGCGAATTAGAATGGAGACTCAATGTATCAGTTGATTCCGTATCAAAGAATTAAAAGACTAATGTCGGAAAGGGGAGAATCATGGATGTAACTACAATTGTTGTTGCGATAATTGGTAGCGGTGTATTGAATACTTTGTTGAATTATTTTATTACGCAACGAGAGATGAAAAAAGAAGAGGAAAGCGGAGTACGAGAGGCTGCACGTTTAATAATGAAAGATAGATTGAGGTTTCTATGTATTCATTACATACAACAGGGATGGATTTACGAAGATGAGCTCGAAGACATAATCTCAATGCATCGTTGTTATCATGATGATCTTAAGGGGAATGGATTCCTCGATAAACAAATGGAACGAGTTAACAATCTAGAAGTCAGAGGAATTGGGGTGAAATAACATGTCGAATAATTTCAAAATGGATAATGAACTATACCATTATGGTGTTCTCGGTATGAAATGGGGTGTTCGACGGGATAAATCAAGATCCAGTGGTTCGTCTAGAAGAAAAAAATCTCGTCTCAGTTTAAGTGATGACGCTAGGACTGCTGAAAAACTTAAAAAGAAAAAACTGGGCGAAATGAGTAATGCTGAACTTCGAAAACTTAATGAACGTCAGAATCTTGAACGGAACTATCGTCAGTTAAACAAAAGTCACATTGCAAAAGGAATGGCTTTTGTTACTTCGGCAGCAGCTACTACCGGAACTATTCTTGCACTTTATAATAATAGTGGAAAATTAATAGATATCGGTAAGAAGTTTGCGAAGAAGATAGGAGGTTAGAAAGGAAGACAACAAATATGGCATTATCGAATACAGCCACCCCGAAGTACTACGGCATGTTTCGAGATGCTGTAATTCGAGGTGAAATACCAGTATGCAAAGAGATCTCAATGGAGATGAATCGAATAGATGCACTAATAGAGAACCCTGGAGTTTGGTATGATGACCAAGCAATTCAGGGTTTTATTGATTATTGCGAAAATGAGCTTACTCTAACTGATGGAGAAGACTTACATTTATTGGACTCGTTTAAACTTTGGGCGGAGCAGATTTTTGGGTGGTATTACTTTGTTGAACGAAGTGTTTATGAGCCAGATCCAGATGGACATGGTGGAAGGTATGTTCGAAAAACTATTAAAAAACGGCTTATCAAAAAGCAGTATTTAATAGTTGCTCGAGGCGCTGCTAAGTCTATGTATGCTTCATGTATCCAGAACTACTTTCTTAATGTAGATACTGCTACGACACATCAGGTAACGACAGCACCAACAATGGCTCAGGCTGAAGAAGTTATGTCTCCAATTCGGACAGCCATAACGAGATCGAGAGGTCCTTTGTATAAGTTTTTAACAGACGGGTCGCTTCAAAACACGACAGGCTCAAAAGCTAATCGTGTGAAATTGGCTTCTACTAAAAAAGGAATTCAGAATTTTCTGACAGGTTCTTTATTGGAAGTTAGGCCAATGTCAATAGACAAGCTCCAGGGATTGCGAGTTAAGATCGCCACCATTGATGAGTGGCTTTCAGGCGATGTTCGAGAAGATGTAATCGGTGCTTTGGAACAGGGTGCGGCGAAAGAGCAGAGTGGCGGTAGCAATGACGACTATCTAATTGTCGCCATTAGTTCTGAGGGTACTGTTCGTAATGGAAGCGGCGACACGATCAAAATGGAGTTGATGGACATTCTCAAAGGAGAATACCAAGCTCCGCATACCTCCATATGGTGGTATAAACTTGATTCTATCGACGAAGTAGCTGATCCATCTACATGGATTAAAGCTAATCCAAATCTTGATAAGACAGTTACCTATGAAACTTACCAGTTGGATGTTGAACGAGCAGAACAGAACCCAGCAGCAAGAAACGATATCCTCGCTAAACGTTTCGGTATACCTATGGAAGGTTACACATATTTCTTTACCTATGAAGAAACACTTCCTCATAGAAATAGAGAGTATTGGGAAATGCCTTGTTCCTTAGGGGCGGATCTTTCTCAAGGTGACGACTTCTGTGCATTCACATTTTTATTCCCATTACAAAACGGTTCTTTTGGAATAAAGACTAGAAACTACATAACTGAGCTTACACTGAATAAATTACAGTTAGCTATGCGGACTAAATACGACGAGTTCACAAAAGAAGGTAGTTTAATAGTTATGCCAGGAACTGTACTTGATATGATGCAAGTTTATGAGGATTTAGATAATCATATTATCGAACGTGGATACGATGTCAGATGTTTCGGTTTCGACCCATACAACGCCAGAGAGTTTGTCGAGAGATGGGAAAGAGAGAATGGCCCATTTGGTATCGAGAAAATCATCCAGGGGGCTAAGACAGAATCTGTACCATTAGGCGAATTGAAAAAATTAGCTTCAGAGAGAATGCTTTTGTTTGATGAGATTATCATGGAATTTGCCATGGGTAACTGTATTGCAATGGAAGATACAAATGGAAATCGAAAATTATTGAAAAAGAGATACGATGCTAAGATCGATTGCGTTGCTGCCATGATGGACGGGTATGCTGCGTTTAAATTAAATCGTGAAGCATTTGAATAGGAGGTTAAATATGAATATGCAACGATCAGATGAATTATACCATTATGGTGTTCTCGGTATGAAATGGGGTAAACGGAAAGCTCGATATGCATCAGATTTGGATATTGCTAAATCTAATTATAAGAGTGCTAAAAAAGCATATAAGCGTTCTGAAATAAATTCTAAAAGTCTTTCAACTGCTAAACAAACGTATAAGCGAGAGAAAGAGAAAAACAAAACAGCCATAGAAAAAAACCAGGACAAAATGAGGTTGATGGACCTTCGCAAAGAAAACCTGAATTACAACCGAAGTACATATAAAAAAGCGGCAAAGAATATGGTCAACAAAGGAATGGATCAGAAAACAGCCCTTTCGAAAGCAAAGGTCGCTGCTTGGCGTAACACCGGTATTGCGCTAGCTACCGCATTCGCATACACGAATAGAGACAAGATAGCCAGCAGTGTAAAAAAGTACGCCAATGCAAAAGCTCGGCAGAGAGCCAACGCTGGCCTTGCTAGGATTGGAACCATGAAGCTTACTAAAGTCGCCGGGAACGTATACGAATATAAAATGCGATAAGGAGGATTTGAAATGGGTTTAACAAATAGACTCCAGCATGCCTGGAATGCTTTCATGAACAAAGATCCAACATATTATTATACGTCTCAGAATTACGGAGGCAGCTATAGTTATAGACCAGATCGTCCTAGACTTAGACGCGGTAATGATCGTTCGATAATAACATCCGTATTTAACAGAATCGCATTAGATGTTGCGGCTGTGGATCTAAAACATTGCAGGTTAGATGATGATGGTAGGTACGTCGGTGAGATAAATTCCGATTTAAACAATTGTTTAACATTAGAATCTAATATCGATCAAACAGCGAGATCGTTCATTCAGGATTGTGTACTGTCGATGTTTGATGAAGGATGCGTAGCTCTGGTTCCAGTAGATACTACTAAAAATCCAGCATTGACTGATTCGTACGACATACTAACAATGCGAACTGGTGCAGTTTTGGAATGGAAACCAAATCATGTAAAAGTCAGAGTTTATAACGATAGAAAAGGAGAGAAAGAGGATATTACGGTTCCTAAAAGTACCGTTGCTATCATAGAGAATCCGTTATATGCAATTATCAATGAGCCAAACTCAACTGCGAAACGCTTGATGAGAAAACTTAGTTTGCTGGATGTGACAGATGAACAAACGGCGTCAGGTAAATTGGATTTGATCATTCAGCTTCCGTACATAGTTAAGACCGAGGCTCGTCGTGCACAGGCTAACATAAGACGGAAAGAGGTTGAGGAACAGCTTACGGGGTCTAAATACGGTATCGCTTACACTGATGGTACCGAAAAGATCACACAGTTAAATCGCCCTGTCGAGAATAATCTCATGTCACAGGTCGAGTATTTAACTACTCAGTTGTTTGCCCAATTAGGCATTACTCAAAGTATTCTCGATGGTACGGCTGATGAAAAGACTATGTTGAATTATTACAACCGGTCTATTGAACCGATAGTATCAGCTATCGTAGATGAAATGAAGCGAAAGTTTCTTAGCAAGACAGCAAGATCCCAAGGTCAATCTATAATGGCTTTCCGAGATCCATTCCGTCTTGTTCCTGTGAATGACATTGCTGAAATAGCAGATAAGTTTACGAGAAACGAGATTCTGACATCTAACGAAATTAGACAGATTATAGGCATGAAGCCATCTGGTGATCCTAAGGCTGATGAACTTGTTAACAGTAACATAAGTCAGTCTAATTCTGAGGAACCTACAAATGAAGTGGAGTCAGATATCGAGGATCAAACCGATGATAATGGCTTTAATCAAGAGGAATAATAAGCAAGGAGGAAAATTCAAAATGGAGTTTGATTTTAGTGGTTATGCCACTCGAAATGACTTACTTTGTGCTGATGGTCGTACTATTCGTAAAAATGCTTTTATGGATAACGACGGAAAAGAAGTTCCATTAGTGTGGAATCATCAGCATAATAGTCCGGATGGCGTTCTTGGGCATGCTCTTCTCGAAAATAGAGAAGATGGCGTCTATGCTTACTGCACATTTAATGACACAGAATCCGGAAAATTAGCAAAGAAGTTAGTCCAGCATGGAGACATTAGATCACTTTCGATCTATGCTAATAAGCTTAAACAGATCGGCGGTGATGTAATTCATGGTGTTATTCGTGAATTAAGCTTAGTTCATGCAGGTGCTAATTCCGGTGCTTTCATTGATCAGGTGATGGCACATAGCGGGGATAGTGATGATGTTGACGGTATGGTCATCGGCTATGACGAAAACATTATGCTGTATCACTCAGCTGATTCTAAAAAGAAAGAAGTAGATGAACCAGAATCAGAAAAGAAAGAAAAGGAGGATCCAAAAATGGACGGAGATAACAAAGAGAAAACCGTAGCGGATGTATTCAACGAATTTACTGAGGAACAGAAGGACGTTGTATACGCAATGATCGGTCAGGCTCTTGAAGAAGGGGGCGCTGATAATGAAGATGATGACGAAAATGGAGGTAATGAAGAAATGAAACACAACGTATTTGACAACGACGAAATGCAGCCAGATACAATGCTTAGCCACTCAGATGAAATGGAGATTATCGAACTGGCTAAACAGAGTAACGTCGGTAGCCTGAAGCAGGCAATGGACATTTATGCACAGGAAAATGACGTGTTAGCTCATGGTGTGTTCGAAGAGCCGGAGCAGTTGTTCCCAGAGTACGAGTATCTTAAGAAGGGTGAACCGGAGACTCTCGAGAGAGATCAGAGTTGGATCGCCGCTGCGATTTCTAAAATTCACAAATCACCAATCAGCCGTATCCGTACTCGCCAGGCAGATGCTCGTATCGCAGAGTTGAAGGCAAAAGGTTACCAGAAGAAAGGTAACTACAAGCAGGAGATGGCTAACATCAAACTGATCGGAAGAACCACCGATCCTCAGACCATCTACATCAAAGATGATATGCACAGAGATGACATCGTCGATATTACAGATTTCGATGTTGTAGCATATCAGTGGAAACTCATGCGACATGTCCTGGATGAAGAGCTTGCTATGGCTGCTCTTGTTGGAGATGGTCGTGAAGAAGGTGATCCAGATAAGATTCATGAGGATCATGTACGTTCTATCTGGCATGATGATGATCTGTATTGCATTCACCAGGATGTCGATTTCGAAGCTGCTAAGACTAAACTCCAGGGAACCAATACAAGTGCAAACTTTAGCGAGAACTACATCAAAGCAGAGGCTATGATCGAAGCAGCTTTATATTCTCGTGAAAAATTCAAAGGTTCTGGCACTCCAGATCTGTATTGCGCACCACACTTGCTTAACGTAATGTTGTTAGCTCGTGATTTGAATGGTCGTCGTATCTACGATTCCAAATCGGATCTTGCAGCAGCGTTGAATGTTGGTGAGATTCATACGGTTGAGCAGTTCGAAGGATTGACAAGAACTACGGACAAGAACAAGACTAAGAAACTTCTTGGTCTGTTTGTAAACCTTTCCGATTATCAGTTCGGCTCCACAAAAGGTGGCGAAATCACAAGATTCGAAGATTTCGATATGGACTTTAACCGCTACAAGTACATGCTGGAGACTAGATTGTCCGGATCTTTGACAAAACTGTATTCAGCTATCGCTCTCGAAGAAGATGTTACTGAGTAATTAATATTTAAGGAGGTTTTGAATAATGGATAGAATTTTTCATCATGACGACACAATGTATGAAGCAGGAACTAAAGTTTATGTAAAATCCGATGGATACGCATACCTCGAAGAAGATTTTACGACTAAGGTTCCAGCCGATGTTTTGGAAGACCTGTTTGTAAGAGGACTGATCATCGTTGATACTGGCGTGATGTATAAACCGATCAGTTTTAAAGTTGCAAGTAAAGTTGGAATCGTTACATATGCAAAAACTAACAGTTCAACAACTACACAGGCTGACTTGGCTACAGCTAAATCCGCTTAAAAAAGGAGAGATCAAAATGAGCAAATGGTTCGGCAAAATTGGATATGCCGTTGCCGAGCAAACTGAGCCCGGTTTATGGGAGAATACTATTGTTGAAAGAGAATATTATGGTGACATGACCAGCAATAGATTTAAACGTCAGACATCTGGTGAAGTTAACGATAATATTAATCTGGCAAATGTGATTAGTATTGTAGCCGATCCATTTGCTTATCAGAATTGTTCCAATATGGCATATGTCTATATTATGGGTGATAAATGGAAAATTACAGATATTGAGATCCAACACCCCAGATTGATACTGACCGTGGGAGGTGTTTACAATGGCGAGTAGACTGGAATTACAGGAAAAACTCGAAGAGCTGTTGGGTAGTAAAAATGTTTACTATCAACCTCCCGAATCGGTCAAAATGGAATACCCAGCAATTAAGTATTCGAAAAGCGACATTTCGATCGAGCATGCGAATAATGCTGTATATTCCAAAAAGAAACGTTACGAAATTATCGTGATTGATAGAAGGCCAGATAATGATGTCATAGATAAATTACTGGAGTTACCGTATTGTTCTTATGATAGACCATATAAAGCGGACAATCTCAATCATGATGTATTAACATTATATTATTAAAGGAGGACTAATAATGAAATTAGCATGGGACCAGACTGGTGAAAGAACGTATGAAACTGGTGTTAAAAAAGGTGTATTGTATCAGCAGGCTGATGGCGGACTGTATCCAAAAGGTGTTGCTTGGAATGGACTTAGCACAGTAACTGAGAGCCCTTCCGGAGCAGAACCGAATCCGATTTATGCGGATGATATTAAGTATTTGAATCTGCTGTCTGCGGAGGAGTTTGCCGCAACTATCGAGGCGTATACATACCCTAAAGAGTTTGAAGAGTGTGACGGATCAGCTGAGATTGCTCCTGGTGTAACAGTCGGACAGCAGAAGCGTAAAAACTTCGGTTTGTCTTACCGAACAATTTTTGGCAATGATACTGAACAGGACAGCTACGGTTATAAATTGCATCTTATTTATGGATGCTTAGCTGCTCCTTCAGAGAAAGGATATCAGACAGTAAGTGACAGCCCAGAGGCAATTACTTTCTCATGGGAAGTATCTACGACTCCTGTATCTGTTTCCGGATTCGAACCTACTGCATCACTTACAATCGATTCAACAAAAGTAGACGCAGGTAAACTTGCTGCTTTGGAAGCTATTCTGTACGGAAAAGATAACGAGTTAACAAAGACGCAGCCGGAAGACTGGAGTACGGGTTATACAAACTACTTCACAAAGAGTTCTTCAGGAGAATTTGTAGCGGTTACCAGTGATTCTGCTCCATCATGGGAAGCAGACAAATATTACACTGCTGGTGCAGAAGCTCGTTTGCCACTTCCAGATGAAGTTGCTGAAATTATGGCTGCTGCGTAAATCGTAAAGATCAAAACACAATAACTTATATGGGCCCAGCGCTTTAGCGCGTTGGGTCTTTTTATTTCGAAAGGAGAATTTTATTATGATTTCAAAAACAATTACTTTTACTGATTTTAATGATGTTGAAAGAACAGAAACGCACTACTTCCATCTTTCAAAGGCGGAAGTTATGGAGATGGAAATGAGTACAGCTGGCGGATTAGTTGAGATGATCAATGGAATTATCGAAGCTCAGGATGCTCCTGCAATTATTAAGATTTTCAAAGATTTGATCCTGAAATCTTACGGTCAGAAAAGCCCGGATGGAAGACAGTTTATTAAGAATGAAAAATTAAGAACTGAGTTCGAGCAGACAGAAGCATTTTCTCAGTTGTTTATGGAACTTGCAACCGATGCGGATGCGGCTTCTAAATTTGTCAATGGCATAATGCCGGCAATGGATAATGAAACAGGAAAGAAACAGACCGGTTCAAACAAGATTGAGCACCTGCCTGTTAACTAATTTATAAGGAGATGATGGAATGCTTGAGATTGTAGTTCCCGGTAGGGATTTATGGGATGAACAAAGAGAATGTTTTATACCCATAAAAGCTCAAAAACTTCAGTTAGAGCATTCCCTAGTCTCTATTTCAAAATGGGAATCTGAATGGGGTAAAGCTTTTCTAGGAAAGCAAAAGAAAACGCGTACTGAAGAATTAGACTACATAAGGTGTATGACACTTACTAAGAATGTAGATCCATATACGTATACCAACCTAACAGACTCTAACATGGATCAGATAAACGATTATATTGGGGCTCAAAGGACGGCGACAAAATTTTTAGAGAGTAAAAATATGCCCGGACCAAACACAGAGGTAATAACATCAGAACTTATTTACTATTGGATGATAACATTGAACATTCCAGTCGAGTTTGAACGATGGCATTTGTCTAGACTGTTAGCTCTTATAAAAATTTGTAGTACTAAAAATAGCTCTAAGAAGATGAGTAAAAGTGAGCTTATGCGTCGTAATCGATCATTAAATGAAATGCGAAAAATGCAACAACACACGAAGGGGTGATTGTATGAAAATTATTATTGGAAGCGCCCGTGTCGACGAGCGAGGAAAATATTCTGGTGGCTCTGCTGGAGATCAGAAGCAGAAAACATCCACCAATGACGCAGTCGGAGAAGTTAGTATGCAGGACTTCTATGTTCATAAAAAAGGATGGACTATTATGCGACCAAAATCCGACAAAGACGCAAAAAAGATTGCAAAGAACATGAAAACAGCATGTAACAACAAAAACATCGGATACGATCAGGGTAATCGTCTTGGTGTTATCGAGCATGGTGTTAATAGTAAAGTTAAAACCGAAGCGGATTGTAGTTCGTTAGTTCGAGAATGTGTAAAAGAAGCCACTGGAAAAGATCCTGGTAATTTCAATACTGAGAACGAAGTATCGGTCCTCAAGAAGACAGGTTTATTTAAGGATCCGATCGGCTATTCATCTGGAACTACTTTATATGAAGGGGACGTATTGGTTACAAAAACAAAAGGTCACACAGTAATAGTAGTTGAAGGAAAAAGTCGTGAAGAAAAAAGCGTTAGCAATAAGAGTACGACAAACAAAGTCTCTTCAGATCGAACTGAATTCATTAAAGAAGTTCAGAAAGCTATAGGTGCAAAAGTTGACGGAGTTGCGGGTCTAGAAACCCTTAGAAAAACTATAACAATTAGCAGGACAAGGAATCGAAGTCATTCTGCTGTTAAGGCTGTTCAGAAGTATTTGAATAAGATCGGTTATAGCTGCGGAACAGTAGATGGACTGGCTGGAATTAAATTTGATTCTGCCGTTAAGAGATTCCAGAAGGCTAACGGTTGTGTTGTCGATGGAGAAATAACTGCTGGAGGTAAAACTTGGCGTAAATTACTTGGTATGTAGTGAGGTGATAGGATGATTAGCTTTAGACAAAAGGGCGACTTTTCGAAACTGACAAAGTTTCTCGAAAGGGCCAAAGAAACCGTAAAATTAGGCGATCTTGATCGATATGGAAGAGCTGGGGTTTCTGCTCTTTCGTCAGCTACTCCTGTCGACTCAGGTTTAACTGCTACGTCATGGTATTACAAGATTGAGAATCGGAATGGATCAGCAACGATTTCATTCCATAACTCAAATATTCAAAATGGAGTTCCAATAGCTGTTATTTTGCAATATGGACATGGAGCTCGTAATGGAGGCTGGGTTCAGGGTAGAGATTATATCAACCCTGCAATTCGGCCTATTTTTGACCAGATAGCAAATGATGCGTGGAAGGAGGTTACTAAACTATGAGTACAACAATCGATTCAAAAGTTGTTGAGATGAAGTTTGACAACAAACAGTTCGAAAACGGTGTACAAACTAGTGTTAATACTCTTGATAAGTTAAAGAAAAGTTTGGATTTATCAGGGGCTTCAAAAGGGTTAGAAGGCATTAGTGCGGCAGCTAGCAAAATCAATTTATCTCCAATCAGTAATGGAGTTGAAGCTGTACGGGCTAAATTTTCAGCACTTGAAGTTATGGCGGTAACCACCTTAGCCAACATCACGAATTCAGCGGTTAACGCTGGTAAAAGATTAGTATCTGCTTTTACTATTGATCCAGTAAAAACTGGTTTGGAAGAATACGAAACCCAGATAAATGCAGTACAGACAATCCTTGCAAATACCGAAAGTAAAGGCAGTACACTAAAAGATGTAAATGGCGCATTGGATGAGCTTAACCATTATGCCGATATGACTATTTATAACTTTACCGAGATGACTCGTAACATCGGTACCTTTACAGCAGCTGGTGTGGATTTGAAAACTTCTACACAAGCGATCAAAGGTATTGCCAACTTAGCGGCTGTTTCGGGTTCTAATTCTCAGCAGGCATCTACAGCTATGTATCAGCTTTCTCAGGCTTTGGCAGCTGGAACAGTAAAACTTCAAGACTGGAACTCTGTCGTTAATGCCGGAATGGGCGGTCAGGTATTCCAGGATGCATTGAAGCAGACGGCTCGTGTTCACGGTATAAAGATCGACGAAATGATCAAAAAGCAAGGCTCATTCAGAGAGACTTTGCAAGAAGGATGGCTTTCATCTGAGATCTTAACCGAAACATTATCTAAATTTACTGGTGATTTGAGCGAAAAACAGCTTAAGCAAATGGGTTATACCAAAGATCAGATAAAAGAGATTCAGAAAATGGGTAAGACTGCAAACGATGCCGCTACAAAGGTTAAGACATTTACTCAGTTGATGGATACTCTTAAGGAAGCCGCTCAGTCTGGTTGGACACAAACTTGGGAAATTCTTATCGGTGATTTCGAGGAAGCAAAAAAACTGTGGACAGAAGCATCTGATTATTTCAGTGAGGTCATCAATAAATCAGCAGAGGCTCGTAATAATCTTTTAGAAGGTTGGGCTAAAGGTGGAGGTCGTAAAATGGCCATCCAGTCATTGAAGAACGTATTCAAAGGACTCCTTAGCGTTATTAAACCTATCAAAGAAGCGTTTCGAGAAATATTCCCTCCTATGACATCCAAACAGCTTTTGAAGATAACCAAAAATGTAAGAGATTTAACAAAGCATTTTATATTGTCTAAGAAACAATCCAAACAGCTGAAAACAACATTCAAAGGTCTGTTCTCAGTAGTAGATATTGGAGTATCGTTTTTAAAAGCCTTAGCAAGTGGTGTTACTAAGTTACTTGGTAATTTTACAGGTCTTGGCGATGGTGTATTAGGCGTTACTAGTTCTATGGGAGAATGGTTACTGAATTTACGAGATTCGGTAAAAGAAACAGACGTATTCGGTAAAGCCATTAATGGTATGGTCGATTTTCTTCAAAATGGAATTGATAAGTTTAAAGAATTTATCGGTTTTTTAAAAGAGAAGATATCGATGCCTGGATTCGAAGATTTTCTGAATCTCATGAACGGAATCGGAAAAATCATTTCGAAGATTGGATCTAAAATTGCAGGTATAGGATCTGCTATCGGTGATTCGTTGAAGAACGTATTCCGAAATGGTGATGTCAGTTCCGCATTAGATGTGGTTAACGGTGGAATTTTGACTACCATACTTCTTGGAGTTAAAAAGTTTGTAAAAGGACTTACCGATAAACTCGATGATGCTAGTGGTTTTATGGATAACGTTAAAAAGATTCTCGATGGTGTAAGAGGTAGTCTGGAAGCGTGGCAACAAAAACTTAAATCCGAAACGTTATTGAAGATAGCTGCTGCTATAGGTATATTAGCTGCATCACTTTTCATTTTGGCGACAATCGATCCAGACAGACTGACAAATGCGCTTGGTGCGGTAACCGTTTTGTTTGGAGAATTATTAGGGTCGTTAGCTATATTTGATAAGATGGACGGTAAGTTCAATAGTACTACAAAAGCCGTAAGTTTGATGATCGGAATGTCAGTCGCAGTTCTTATTTTAGCGTCAGCATTGAAGAAAGTAGCACAACTTGGCTGGGACGAAATAGGTAGAGGGTTTGTCGGACTTATTGGGTTGACCGGCATACTTGTGGCAGCTACCAAAATAATGGCTTCAAAAGAGAAGATAATAATCAAAGGTGCAGGTCAGATGATATTGATGGCGTCAGCTCTTAAAATCATGGCATCAGTATTGAAAGATATGTCTTCGTTAAGTTGGACTGATCTTGGCAAAGGACTTGCGGGCGTTGCCGGAGTATTACTAACATTTGTAGGATTTCAAAAACTTATGTCGTTGATAGATCCTAAGAAAATGTTGAGAAGTTCTACTTCATTATTAATAATCGGTGCCGCTATGGAGATATTTGCAGATGTATGCAAGAAGTTTGAAGGCGTTAGTTGGACAGGCCTCGGTAAGGCTGGAACTGCTATTGGTGGAATACTTACATTAGCGTCTGGATTCGCTTTGTTATCCGGATTAGCATCAAAAATGCTAAAAAGTTCAGTGTCTCTTACGATAATCGGTGCCGCTATGGAGATATTTGCAGATGTATGCAAGAAGTTTGGATCTATGAATTGGAAATCGTTAGGTAAGGCCGGAGTTGCTATTGGCGGAATACTCACGTTAGCTGCTGGGTTCGCTTTGTTGGCTGGTTTGTCATCTAGTATGACGAAGTCTGTAATTAGCTTAACAATAATGGCTTCTGCTATGGAGATATTTGCAGATGTATGTAAGAAGTTTGGTTCTATGAATTGGGAATCATTAGGAAAAGCAGGTGCGGCTATAGGCGGTATATTAGCTTTGGCTGCTGGATTTACTCTTTTAACAGGGTTATCCGGAAGTATTATTAAATCTGCTGCTTCGTTACTTATCATGGCTGGTGCGTTAAGAATATTTGTTCCTGTGTTAATCACGTTAGGTGATATGAGTTGGGAAAATATTTTTAAAGGTTTAATAGCTATAGCTGGAGCGTTTGCAGTTATTGGAGTAGCTGGAGCAGTACTAGCACCAATTATACCATCGATTTTAGGTCTGGCAGGAGCGCTTGCCTTAATTGGAATTGCAACATTGGGAATTGGCGTTGGTCTTGCTGCTGCCGCTACTGGATTAACAGCTTTAGCTGCCGCTGGCACTGCCGGTGCAGCTGCAATTGTTTCAGCAATCACAATTATAATTACTGGAATTATCGATTTGATACCAGCAATTGTGCAAAGAATAGGTGAAGCTATTGTCGTTTTCTGTAATGTTATAGCAGAGTCTGCCCCAGCAATTGGTAATGCTGTAAAAGCATTAGTGTTAACTACCATGGATGTTTTAGTTCAATGTGTTCCAAAAATAGTTGAAGGCGCACTTGTAATATTAGACAGTGTTCTGAAGTCTTTAGTTGCGCATACACCATCAATTGTGGACTCACTTATGAAATTTTTGATTGGTGTGATTAATGGGTTAGCAGCTAATATGCCAGCTCTTATTCAGGCTGTTGTGAATTTGTTTGCATCGTTCTTTAACGGCATTGTTAGTGCTTTGAATGGACTTAACACAGAGTCATTACTTAAAGCGATAGTCGGTGTTGGTTTGTTAGCTGGATTGATGACCGCATTATCGAGTGTAGCAGCTCTAGTCCCAAGTGCTATGACTGGTGTTTTAGGAATAGGCGTTATAGTCGCTGAACTGACATTGGTTTTGGCGGCAATTGGAGCACTAGCTCAAATTCCAGGATTACAATGGCTTGTAAATGAAGGCGGAAATCTTCTGCAAGCAGTAGGTACGGCGATTGGTAAATTTGTAGGCGGTCTTATCGGTGGTGTTGCCGAAGGAATGACTTCCACATTGCCACAGGTAGGCACGAACCTATCAAATTTCATGAAGAATCTTACGCCATTTATTGAAGGAGCTAGATCATTATCTCCAGATTTATTATCCGGGGTTAAGACACTTACTGGTATTATAGTTACTTTAACAGCAGCAAACGTGATCGATAGCATTGGAACATTTTTATCTGGTGAAAGCGGATTAGATAAGTTCGCACGACAGATTGTTCCTTTCGGTAAAGCCATGGCTGAATTTTCATCAACCGTTACTGGTAAGATCGATGCTGGTGCAATAACAGCTTCCGCCAATGCAGGTAAAGCTCTCGCTGAAATGGCTGATACGATACCTAACACCGGCGGACTAGTTAGTTTATTCACCGGAGATAATGATTTAGCAGATTTTACTAAAAAATTGGTTCCATTTGGAGAAGCTATGACTGAGTTCTCCTCAGTAGTTTCAGGTAAGATCGATGCTGGTGCAATAACAGCTTCCGCCAATGCAGGTAAAGCTATTGCTGAAATGGCAGACACGATACCTAACACCGGTGGATTAGTTAGTGTATTCACTGGTGACAACGATCTAACAGATTTCACTAAAAAGTTGGTTCCTTTTGGTAAAGCTATGGTGGCATTCTCCTCGGTAGTATCGGGAAATATAGATGCCGGAGCAATAACAGCAGCGGCTAATGCCGGTAAGACTATTTCAGAAATGTCTTCGACATTGCCTAATCATGGCGGAGTAGCTGGATTCTTTGCGGGAGATAATGATTTATCCACCTTTTATGATAATCTAGAGCCATTCGGCGAAGCTATGGCTGGGTTTTCGCAAACAGTGTCAGGAAACATCGACAAAGGCGCTGTAACTGCAGCAGCCAATGCTGGTAAAGCTATTGCTGAAATGTACAAAGTATTGCCAAATAGTGGCGGATGGGCCGGATTCTTTGCCGGAGATGTTGACTTTGATAGTTTTAAGAATAACATCAAACCATTCGGCGAAGCTATGGCTGGATTTTCGCAAGCTGTATCGGGAAACATTGATGAAGGTGCTGTAACTGCAGCAGCCAATGCTGGTAAAGCAATTGCTGAAATATCTTCGAAATTACCGAATAGCGGCGGAGTAGCCGGATTCTTTGCCGGAGATGTTGACTTTGATGATTTTTCAAAGAACATAAAAAGTTTCGGTGGTGCTATGGCCGAGTTCTCGAAAAAAGTAACAGGTATAAACGAAAGTGCTGTAACCGCAGCTGCCAACGCTGGTAAGACTCTTATCGATTTAGGAAACGGTATACCAGAAGACAGTAGTTTAGCTAAAATGTTCGGTGATATACCTAGTAATTTTTCTGATACTCTTGCTGCATTAGGAAGTGGTATAGCTGCATTTTCGTCATCAGTATCTGGTAGCGAAATTAACTTGGATAATGTGAAAGCATCTTCTGATGTTCTGAAAGTTATAACTTCTATGGCATCACAAAAAGATAATAATCTATTTTCTGAGAGTTTGAACACTAGTTCTTTGGAAAGTAACCTTATGAGTTTAGGAGATGGAATAGCCGGTTTTTGTTCCGCAGTCAGTGGAAAAGATATAAAAATCGAAAATGCAAAAGCTGCTGCTGAAGTGTTGAAAACTATTCTTAATTCAATTTCCACAGATAAAGTTAAAACTTTTGTAACTGGTGATGTCGATCTAAAAACGTTAATAACCAAGCTATCGCAATTGGGAAAAGGAATAGCTAAGTTTTCCAAAGAAGTTGCCGGCAAGAAGTTCGATCCTGCGAATGCAAAAAACGCTTGCGACGTGTTGAAAGCCGTGATGTCAAGTCTCTCGAATACAAATAACCTAAAAACCTTTTTGTCTGAAGATGTGAATTTGAAGAATTTCGGAACTAAACTTAAACAGATAGGCACCGCTATATCTCAATTTTCATCAACTGTAACCGGTAAAAAGTTTGATCATACGAATGCAAAAAGCGCCTTATCGTTATTCAAAAGTATTACTAATAATTCACCAAATGTTGATAACATAAATAAACTCGCTAATTCTGAAATCAATTTTAATAATCTTAAGTCTAAGCTTGTTAATATTGGAAAAATAGTAGTTGGGTTTTCTAAAGTGGTAAGTGGTAAGAAATTTGATTATTCGGCAGCTAGCAACGCATTGAAAATGATGAGAAGCATTGCTAAAAACCCACCAAATGTTGAGAATTTGAATAGTTTTGCTAACTCTTCAGTCAACTTCAAAACCCTCGGTGCAAAGCTTAAACAGATGGGAAATGCTATAGCTACATTTTCGAGTTCGATTAGCGGAAAAGTTAAAATCGGAAATGTAAACGCAGCAATAAAAGCATGTAAGTCATTAGTTAATTTGGCTAAAGGTATGCAGAACGTAGACTTTAGTGTTCTTGGTTCTTTCTCATCAGGATTATCGAAACTTGGTAAAGCTAATGTCGGCAAGTTTGTAAGTGCTTTCAAAGATTCAGGAGCTAAACTTCAGAGTGCTGGAAAATCCATGGCTAGCAACTTGGCTAAAGGCATTAATTCAGCATCATCGAACATCGAGAAAGCAGGAAAGACTGCCGGAGGAAATGCTATAAAAGGCTTAAAACAAGCTAACTCAAACTTCACAAAAGCCGGAGAGTCGATGGCTAAGACGTTTGGTTCGGGACTTGTAACAGGAAGCGAGAAAGCAAAAGCAAAAGCGAGATTGTTGGCTAAAAATGCTGTTAGCGGTGCTAGAGAGAAGCGCGACAGTTTTGAAAGCGCAGGAAAATACCTAGGTAAAGGTCTTGCTGCTGGTTTGGAAGCTAAGCGACAGGCTCTTTATGATAAAGGTGCATCGTTGGCTAAGTCTGCTAATAAAGGATTTACCGACAATGAAGACATCAACTCGCCATCAAAAGTATGGTATAAGTTTGGCTGGTACATGGTTACCGGTCTGACAAACGCTCTAGGGGATGGCGAACATGATGTCAATAAATCGACATCTAGTATAGCCAAAAGATCTACCAAAACGTTATCTTCGGCTTTATCTAAGGTTACCGACATGTTCAATACGGATATCAATACTGAACCAACGATTAGACCAGTTCTCGATCTGAGCGATATTGAAAGCGGAACTGGAACAATGAGTAAAATGCTCAACGTAAATCCATCGGTAGGTATGATGTCCAAAATGCAGTCTATTAACTCTATGATCAACAGTCAAAATGGAAGTTCCGACCATGCGTTATTGTCAGCAATCAAAGACTTACGTGGTGATCTTGCTTCTAATACTGGAGTAACTTTAAACATGCAGATGGATTATAATGCCGGATCAGATGCAAATGAAATTGCTAACGATATAGCAATGAATCTTCGCAGAGCAATAAGGAGGGGTGTTTAATGGCTAAAAAGAAAACATCAAAGCCGAAAGTTAAATCAAAACTTACGAAGCCATCATTTTCGATAACCAGAAACGGATATAAGTTTTCATTATCTTTCAGTAATATTGATAGCGATGCTGATTATATTTACATCGAGGTTTGGGTATATGAGGCTAGAGATGGTAAAAAGTCGACATCCAAGCAATTGCAGTATAAAAAACAAAAACTCGGCGCTAAAAAGAATTCCTCTTGGACTTATACCGGTGTTTACGACAACAGAAACAAATATTATCCACTTGTTGGATCTGGACAGTCTAACTATAGTAAACGACTTGAAAAAGTTAAGTTTAAGATGTGGAATGAAGGTAAGGTTGGTACAGGGAAGAAAACCAAAAACATAAAGTCAGATTCCGTTACGCATGAATACGTATTTGACAATGCTGTTAAGCCGACCGTAGCCCTTACTTACAATCAGGATAAAACTAGTTTTACTTATGGTATTGATATAAACGACGATTATGGACTAAATAGTAATGCTAAAAAAGTAACTACTAGAGTCTGGAGCACGTTGAAACAGTTGAATTACGGAAGCAAAAATGAAACAGTTGTGTCGGGATATGGTGGTCAATGGTATAACAAAGATACGGCTAAGAATATTCGGAACAAGATAACAACAAAAATATCACCAGATAAGCCGGTTAGGTTTAAGGCATATGCCTATGCCGCCGGCCCTGGCGGTAAATCTGCTGAAGTAACAGCTACGCACGTCTTTGCTAAACCTAAACCGCCTAAAGCTCCAACGATAACAATACCGGATATATTGAAAGATAGCTCTGTAGATAAAGCATATGGTATTTATGATGTCAAATGGAGTATTAATACTGAAAAGTCTTGGTATCCGGTAGATAATGTTACGATACAATATCGAGATCAGTCACAACATAAAGGTGCTTCTGATATCTACGGTGAAAATATGGGTTCATGGTCCACAGCCAAAGGAAATATTCATAGTTCTATTACGAGAATCCAAACCGATGAACTTGGTGCTCCAGCCGATAATAATGTTCGATATTTTAGAATGTTAGCAGAGCACGATGGAAATGTTACTCCTGGATATGTTACTGGTATTGCCGGATACGGAAAAATCAGTAATGTAAGTGGTCTTAGTGCTACTTCAGAAACAGTCGGAGGAAAACAGGTTTTGCGGTTTAAGTGGACTGCGCCTAGCTGTGAGCTCTACGGAACAGATCCAGATTCTGAATACTACAATGGCGGTAAAATGGGGAACACTGGCCGTCTTCGTATTTATATATATAAAGGGACGACAAAAAATGCTCCTATAAAAAAGATATATTATAAAACAGCCAGCTTCGGTAGTACCGAATGGGAGAACTGCGAATGGGTATACGAGATACCTAGTTCAGATTTGGATAAGCAGATTGATTACTGCTTTCAGGTGCATATCGGAAGAGATAACTTAAATCCAGGCGGCCAAAGTGATAACTTATGGCTTCGTAATATTGTAGTTCCAGCTAAGTGTACAAATGTAAAAGGGACAAGATTAGCCAACAATACAACCGTAGAGTTAACGTGGGATAATCCAACAAAAGACGATACAGTTAGAAATGGCATCGAGGTGGCTTGGTCTACAATGCCTAATGCGTGGGAATCTAACAGTCCTCCGTCAACAACCACTTTTGATGACGGTGCGATGACAAAGGCTTACATTACTGGATTGACAGCTGGAGAATTCTATTACTTTTGGGTAAGGCGATACGAGGAAACCGAGAGCGGAACCAATTACGGCATCTGGTCAGATCCGTCACCAGGTGTACTTATGGCGGATAAGCCTAGTACTCCTACATTGACTTTATCTAGATCATGGATCAAACCTGGCGGCATTATATCGGCACAATGGGTGTATTATGCTAGTGGAAATCTACCACAAACATCAGCCCATATCGAGTTAAGTAATGACAATTCAAAATGGACTAGTCTTGAAACAGTTAGCGGGGAAGAGGATAGAGTAACGATTGATCTCAGCACAAAGGTACTCGTCGCTCAGGATGACGCAACGAAAATTAAGTACGCATATACATATCCACCAGGAACATATTACTTACGAGTTGTTGTTAGTAATTCTCTTGGAACTGCCACCTCTAGTCCTATCGAACTTCGTATAGCAGAACCACCTACTTGTACTTTAACATCCGAATCTATTGTAGATTATTCGTATATATCTGATGTGGATGATACAGGAACTACAGAAACGATTACAGTTAAAGCTTTACGATCATTACCATTGAAAGTTACTACTACTGGAAATGGTAATTTAAATCTGTATGTATATGCCAGGAATGAGTTCGAATGGGAACATCCGGATAATGTTGAAAATATATTTAACGGAGATTGTGTATGGACATCAACTGTAGAGGCTGGTGATTATACTATCGATGATATTCCTTTAGCTGATAACGGTCATTATCGGGTTCAGCTTGAATGCGTCGATCCGGAGACGTTACTAACAGCAGAGTCTCAATTTATCGATTTCGATGTTCATTGGGAGCATCAAGCCGTAGAACCAAATACTTCTACAGTAGAAATTGATGATGAAACTTGGACTGCTACATTGACACCAGTGAAACCGGAAGGCGCATTGGATACTGATGTATGTGACGTTTATCGTACGACTGCTGATGGTCGATATTTATGTTACAAAGGAGCCTCTTGGGGTACTAATATTATCGATAAGTATCCTACATTTGGAGAAACCGCAGAGCCGGCTTATTGCTTCTGCACGAGAACTCCAGATGGCGATGAAGCATGGTGCGATATGGCATATGAACTTAAAGGTTCTGGAATAATCGTCGATTACGATAAAGAAGTTTTGAGACTTCCTTGGAATGTATCAATTGACGATAATCGTTCTAAGCAGGGCGAGTTAAGATCTCATCTTGGAGGGACGAAACTGTATTACGGACAGCCATTTATTGATAGAAGTCAAAGCTTAAGTACTGACATTATCAAAATAGATAATGAAGATTTGGTAGCTCAGCTTTACGAACTATCTCGATATACCGAACTTTGCTATGTTCGTACATCTAATTGTCTTGGCTATCCAGCAACTGTTGACGTGTCGATAAATCGAGCATACAACAATAAGATTGTTAGCGTATCTTTAAGCGCTAAAGAAGCAGATGCCAATGGAGAGTTTCTAGGAGAAAATCCATTGGATATCACAGAAACAACATAAAAATATGAATCGAGGAGGAGTCTTATATGGATTGGAATCAGGGCTATACAGCAACAATTAGGGCATATTTAGTAGACCAGTCTACATGGGGCGATGGAGACGAGATAGAACATCTTGCCTCCGCCTCGATTACTAAAGATAGCGAAAGTTCATTAATAGAAGATGCGAGTATTAGTATTGATGGAGAATCGATTAATGGATATATTAGACTGGCTCTCGAAGCTAAAAACACAACTGGAATGGCTAGAGCAGATCTAGGAACTTTTTTAGTTGTATCACCTAAACGTTCCATCGATCAAACATTAGTTACTATTGATTTGGAATGCTATAGTGTTTTGAAACCGGCATCGGATAAACCACTTCCTCCAGGATGGTATTTTCCAGAAGGTGGAGATCCTATTGCCGGAGCATTCGAACTGTTAGCTGATGTTTTGAAATGTCCTGTCGAGCCAGCTGAATCTAGTATACAGACAGATGAGCCAAAAATAGCTGAGAGTAATGAAACATATCTTACGATGGCTCAATATTTACTAGAAGACACTGGATATTTTATCGATATTAGTGGACGAGGAGAAGTAAGTATCAAAAAGAAAACTGACGACGTTGTCGCTACGTTCGATACCCGATTAAATGACATTCTCATGCCAGATATTACGGACGAAAGCGATATTTATGATATACCAAATGTACTTAGAGTAACAAGTAGCGATGGAAAGTACGAAACAATTTACAATGATGATGAAAATTCCAAGACATCCATACAAAACCTTGGATGGGAAAAATGGGCTACTGAACAGCTCGATTTGGATTTTGGAGAAAGTCTTCTTAGTAAAGGTGCTGAACGCATGGAAGAGCTTTCTAAAACCACTCGTAAGATAAGCTACAAACGAGAGTTCGATCCAAATGCAAAAGTTAATGACGTGGCATTATTTCTGCTACCTCAGCAAGGAATTGTCGGAACATTTAGAATTGTTAGTCAATCGCTTTCAATAGGAGCTGGAATATCTATCAGTGAGATCGCGGAGTTAGAATCCGAGAATTGGAGGGCTTAGTATGGATATGAAAACGCAGAAAATGTTGGCTGATATTATAGTCAACGCTAAAAAAGACGAAGTCAAACCATATACGACTAAAGCTACCGTTAGGAGTGTTAACGGTACAACTATATATGTTGATATACCGGGGAGTGATAATTCTACGCCGGTTAAAGCAAGTTCTGTTGCAGTTAAAGTTGGAGATGTTGTAGACATATATGTTTCGCATAATGATACACACATCACAGGTAATCGAAGCGATGTGGCGGTGTCTCGATCAACCACTGACAAAATGAGTAAAGATGCAGAGCAGAGCAAACTTGAAATGTATAACGATCTCGAAATCATTGGTAACAAAATGAGGATTATGAATAATGATATTACCATGCAAGGTAACCAGATCGACATACAGAACACCACCATTACTCAGATGAATGACACTATCTATAGCCAAGGTAATGTCATCACTCAGCAGGGCAATAAGATTACTGAGATCGACAATACAGTAAATAGCCAAAATAACACTATCACTCAGCAGGGCAATAAAATTACCGAAATGAATAGCACTATCGAGACTTTGAATTCCACGGTACAGACTCAAGGGTCAAAGATTTCTACTTTAGAGTCTACTGTACAAACACAAGGCTCTGATATCGAGACTATCAATTCTAATATCGAAACACTTAACTCTACGGTTGAGACTCAAGGATCTACTATTGAAACTCTCAATTCCACAGTCGAAACGCAGGGTTCTTCCATAGAGACTCTTAATTCTACTGTACAGACTCAGGGTTCCAGTATTGAGACACTTGACTCAAGTATGAAAATAGTCAATAGTGCATTCATAATTCAAAATGGAAAAATGACAGGTATCAGCGAAATACTTACAAACATTCTGAATTCTGACTACGTAACCACTGACTTATTAAACGCTGATGTAGCTTGGATTGAGAATGGTAAAATTAAGCAGGGTGCTATTGGAACTGTCGAGATTGCAGATGCTGCTATCACAACTCAGAAGGTTAAAGACTTATCTGCCGATGTTATTAAAACTGGAACTCTTAAAACTGAATGTCTTATCTTAACTACTGATGAAGTTGATCCTGAGACTGGCGAGAAGAAAGTTGCTTTAATTACAGCACTTAATGCTAAGACAAAAGCCGGAGAAGGCGATGTTCTTGATGGCGCCATCATTAAAGATGAAACAATCGAAGCCGCAAAGATAAAAGTAGTCGATTTGGAAGCTTTCGGTGCTACTATCGGAAATTTCGAGATAGAGACTTCTAATATACATAATGGTAAAACTTCTCTTACGGATCCAACAAATGGTGTATATATCGGTACCGATGGAATCGCTCTAGGTCAAGGATCTCTTTTAAACATGACTGATGATTCGCCATTCAGAGTTGAGTCCGATGGTGATTTTCATCTTGGTGGTAAAGACAGCAATTATGTTAACTTTGACGCGTTTAACGGTAAGTTAGACATCAATGCTGATAGCATCAAAATGGAGTCTTCCAGTTTGGCTTCGCAGTCCTATGTCGATCAGAAAGCAGAAGGTATTACCACCACAGTTACTGACGTTAACGATAGATTGACAACAATGGAACAAAACTCCGAGGGATTTACCTGGTCGATAGATAAGACCGCTATTGTATCGTCTGTAAACGAGTATTACCAATCAACAAGCACAACCGCTTTAACCGGAGGTTCATGGAGTGAGAACGCTCCAACCTGGACTCAAGGAACTTATATTTGGATTCGAATTAAGAATACGAATGGTAAAGGTACGGTTACTTACAGTAAGCCAGTATGCGTTACTGGAAATACGGGAGCACAAGGCGCTAAGGGTGAAAAAGGTGATACTGGCGAACAAGGTCCAAGAGGTCTTCAAGGATTGCAGGGCGAAAAAGGTGATCAAGGCATCCAAGGTCCTCAGGGAGAACAGGGAATCCAAGGTGAAAAAGGTGACACTGGAGCATCTGGTTCAACAACATATTTTCATATTAAATACAGCTCAGTAGCCAACCCAACATCTGCTAGTCAAATGACGGAAACGCCATCCGAGTATATTGGTACGTATGTAGACTTTACGCCTACCGATAGTTCCGAGCCATCGAAGTATACCTGGTCTAGATTTCAAGGACTTCAAGGCCCTCAGGGTGATCAGGGAATACCGGGTACTAACGGTTCGAACGGTAAGACATCATATTTGCATATCAAGTATTCAAACGATGGAGGATCTACATTCACGGCAAACAGTGGTGAAACCGTAGGTACGTATATCGGTACTTGTGTTGATTACAATAGTGCAGATCCTACGACTGTTGGTTCATACACATGGGCTAAGATTAAAGGAGAACAGGGTGCTAAGGGAGCTAAAGGCGATCAAGGTACTGCCGGTAAGAGTATCGGAAGTGTTGTTAATTATTACTTAGCGACCGCTTCATCAAGCAATGTTACCACATCGACGTCTGGATGGACTACAACAGTACAATCGGTTTCTTCTAGTAAGAAATATTTGTGGAACTATGAGGTTGTTAAGTATACAGATGGAACCACGGCCAGTACTACTTCTCCATGTATTATCGGAGCTTATGGTGATACGGGAGCAAAAGGAGATAAAGGTACGACCGGAGATACTGGCGCTACAGGTAATGGCATAAGTAGTATAACCGAGCATTATCAAGTATCCACTTCGAATACTACCACACCTACATCTTGGTCCACATCCGTCCCAACAATGACAGCTACGAATAAATATTTGTGGAACTATGAAACTATAACGTATACGAACGGGACTACGAAAGATACCGCTAAGAGAGTTATAGGCGTATATGGAGATAAAGGTGCAACCGGAGCCACTGGACCACAGGGACCTACTGGTGCGACAGGAGCTGATGGTAGAGGAATAAGTAGCACCTCAGTTACATACCAAGCTGGATCTTCAGGAACAACAGTCCCTACTGGTACATGGTCTTCTAGTATACCTAGTGTATCTGCCGGGCAGTATTTATGGACTAAAACGGTTACGAACTACACTAGCGGTAATCCAACCACAGCTTATTCAGTTGGTAGAATGGGTACGAATGGGACCAACGGCACGAATGGAAGCAATGGCTCAGATGGAAAAGGTATCAAATCGACAGCTATAACCTATCAGGTTTGGTCTAGCGGAACGTCCACACCAACCGGAGCATGGTCTACTAGTGTTCCAAGCATAACAGCCAATAATCCATATTTGTGGACAAAAACCGTGATTACTTACACCGATAATAATACATCGACATCGTATTCTGTTGGAGCTAAAGGTGATGGTCTTGATGTAAAAGACACCAGAAACGATAATCAGCCCCCATCTTGGTATATGACAAATTATCCAAAAACCACAGCAATGGAGTTTAAGTATTGCTCGAAAATCGGTTTATCTGGAGTCGGAACATATTGTGCTCTTCAAACGATTGTTCCTTGGGGCGATGCTAGTGGTGGTTATCCGAAACAGACTGCTAAAGTTGAGGGAACCGGAAAAGAATATTGGCGTGTTGGGACGTCTGCTTCTGCATGGAGTTCGTGGGTAGATCCTTATGGAACAGCTGTTAATTCCGCCAAAACCGCAACCAATTATATGAACTTTGCTAATAATGGTTTAACAATTGGAAACATGACTGCATCCACATTGGGCAAGAATGTTCTTATCGATAGTGATTCTGTCGACATTCGTAATGGTTCTGAAGTACTGGCTAGTTATGGTGAAGAGATTGTGTTGCGACATGATGGTAAAGATGCATTTACTATCAAACAGTCAACGTTAATATCGCAAATCAAAAGTGCTGGTCAATATTTGGAAAGTAGTAATGAAACAGAAGCGACGAATTATATCGTTGGTTCGTTTAGCAATAAAACTTTGACTAAGGATTTGACTTATATCTGGCACATTAAAAAAAACGACAGATATGCGATTTTTAAACCCGATTCAACCATCGTTGTGACAGAACTATATTACTATTCAAATCAACCAGCATATTTACAGGTGACTACTTCTAGCTCGTCGTCATATATTCCATGTGCATATGCGGATTCAGATGCCGTTTCTGAATTAAAAATAGATGGTTCGGTTTGGATAGATAATTTAAGTGATGCTAGCGGGAAGGTACAAAGCATTCCACCACTCGGTATTGGATCACCTAATAGTGCTCATTTGGAAATAGACAGCAACGAGATCACTGCTAAATCTGATGCTACGACACCATCTATTTTGAATCTAAATATGGAAGGCGGAGCCATAACCTTTAACAATAACGACGCAAGAGGTTTAAAATATCAAAATGGAATATTATATAGCAGATATGCGCCTGCAATGAATTCTGATGCCATTCCAGTATACAGTTCTTGGTATGAAGCTCTTAATATTTTTGGAGATAGTAGCTTTTTGAATATTAGGCTTGGATATGGTACTTATTCCAGAAGCCAAGGCTCGACTCAAATTTATGGAAACAATATAGAGTTAATGTCAAAAAACGATGTAACGTCTAATACTAACGTTATACTTTCTAATGGAAAAGGAGTCCAAGGAACCAGAACTAATGGTGTTAAGGTTAATAATTTTCAACCTTGTAACACAAATAATAATTGTGTGATCGGATATGGTAGTTACGAAAGTGACGATGATACTAATATCTATGGGGGTAATATTAATTTTACATCGAACCATGATATACATATCAGTGGTAATAATCTTGTGTTCGATAATACGTATGGACTTATAGGTAAAAATACATCTGGTCAGAAACGTAGAAATATCCAGCTAGTCAATGGAAATAACAATTTTGTTCTTGGATATGATAGCTACAACTATGGAGAGGGAGCTACTAATGTTTATGGAGATAAAATATCTACCACAGCTAGGATGGGTATTGTTCTAAACACTGAGTTCGGAGGTATAACGTCGAATCGAAATTTGAATGCTCTTTGGTCTGGTGCGTGGTATATGCAAAGCGGTCAAACTGCTTCGTTGACAGAAAAAGTTACCGACCAGCTGAATGGTATCGTCTTAGTTTGGAGTAAGTACTCCAGCGGAGCCCAAAATTACGAATGGAATTGTTTCTTTATCCCTAAAGAAATGGTCTCCAAACATCCTGGAGTTGGTTATGCGTTATATTGCGCAGGAGCATATCCTAGTTATAAATACGTTTACGTAAACAATCAATCTATAGGAGGTAATGCTGCAAATAATAATTCAAATAACAGCGTTATGGGTTTAACTATCGACAGTAAAAACCACGTATTAAGATATGTATTTGGAGTGTGATTTATATGGATAGTATTAAGATCAAAAACGTCGACGAAAACGGAATCGAAATCGAGAATATCGATTGGTCTGTTTGGAATCGAGAACGAATGGAAGAAGTACTAGATGATGAGGGAAAATTAGTATCTATGATCTCCCACTGTCGTAAGTACACTACCGACGAATTACATCAACAGTTAGTCAATGACCTGGCCGCAACAGAAAGTGCGGATGTCCAGGCCGCATTATGCGAGTTAGCTGAGCAGCAGGCTGCATACGAAAGCGATGTTAATGCTGCTTTATGCGAGCTATACGAATTAATATCAGGAGGTGAAACGAATGGCTAAGATTTATTATCGAAGAATCGTAGCTGGGGATATCACGATTGATGATGTTCCTAAAAGGTATCGTGAAGCTGTTGAACTTTTATTGAAAGGAGATGAGAAGAATGAAAATGAATGACAAAATGTACGACACTTTAAAATGGATTGCCATGATTCTGTTACCAGCAATTGCTACTCTGTATTTTACAGTAGCTAATATTTGGGGTCTTCCTTATGCTGAGCAGATCGTCGGTACAATTACCGGAATCGACACTTTCTTGGGTGTTATTCTGGGAATCAGTACTTCACAGTATAATAAGACTGTAGAATAGTAAAAAGAGAGGGGCCGTACGCAATGTACGCAACCCCTTTTCTTTTTGCTTGATATAAAGCCATCGGTATCATGTATATCCCTATGAACCCGGACTTAATTCATCCCTAAATCAATCACACTTAAGTTCAATCGTTATCTTATACGGAGGGTTATAGTATCTTGTACCTTTTGATGACTGCATGTTATATTTCTCTGCGTTTTCTTTTGTAATTTGTACAATCGGATCTCTTTCATATATCATCTTCTCAATTACCATTTTGAGATATTGATTCTTAGTCTTAGCGTCTATTTCAACATCTTCTAATATTCTTAAAGCATCTTTAGTCTTTATCAATTCATCTCGATAATCGATATGTTTTGGAGCAGAGTCTTTAGCTTTATCTAATGCTTTATTTACTTCCTCTTTTTCTTTTAGCACTTTCTCATTGAGTTTAGCAAAGATATGTTGAGGAAGTCTCTTAGCTGGATCAGGGTCGTACTGAGCATCCCATTGTTCCAGTTCTTTCTTCTCAAGCTCAGAGAGTTGCTTTGTGAGCCTTTCAATCAGATCTCTATGGAGCTTTACAGAATCGTCCTGATCATTCTCTATACGAACCTCAAAGTCCTCTATGCAGTCTTTTAAGACCTTTCTAACGTACTCAAATACTTCACTATATTTTACAGAACCCGATTTACAATGAACTTGGTTGTTACATACAAGTTTAGGAGGAGCATATTCAACTCCATTTCTTGTATAAGTGTTATACCCAATCTTATGACCACATCGCTTACAGAACATAATTCCACTGAATGGGTTTTTAAGAGTCAGATCCCTACGAGTCCTATGTCGCTTACCTCTTATTTCGCGAGCCTTGTTAAATTGCTCTTCTGAGATAATACCATCGTGCTTTCCTTCGAACAATAAGAACTCATCTACTTTCGCCTTCGGACGTAATTTCTTAATCTCTTGGTCTTCGATTATTTTCACAGTTTTCCGCCAATTCCAACGTGTGCAGCCAATATAGTGGTGATTTTCGAGAATGCTGAAAATTATGCTCGGTTTCCAGGTGTTATGTCCAGTTTTAGTTTTAGCTCCTATATCTTCGAGTCTTCTACAAATCGCTGTAACACCTATGTCTTCTTCGCAATACCAGTTGAAAATCATACGGACTATATCAGCTTGATCCTTACGTTCGATTAAAGTGTGATATGATTTCTTACCATCAGCTTCAAATTTCTCAATTCTATCAAAACCATAAGGAGCGGTTGAGCCGATGTAGTTACCATCTTTGACGCTCGCTAACCTGCCACGAGCTTGAATCTTCTTGAAATACTCAAGGTATTCATTACCTCGTTTGAGTTCACGTTCGAATGCGTCTCTATCATATTCGTCTCGCAAGTCGTATATCTTCATAGGTGTAATTACATAAGTATTTGTGTATCTAAGCAACCTTATAAGTCTACCAGCGTCCTCAAGATCGCCACGACTTAAACGCTGCACTTCGACTACTATAATAGCTTTAACAGCAGGGTCTTCTATATCTTTGAGCAAACGAGTTATTTCAGGACGGTCTTTAAGCGACTCGCCACTTGCCACTTCCATGTATTTATTCTCATCCGGGATTGGACCACCTAGATATTTGACTGCATATTCCTCAACGATCTTACTATGCTTCTCAAGTATTTCATCAGTCGACAATAGAGGATCATCAGTACGCGACTTTCTGCCGTACTCTTTCGTTTCGTAATTGTAAAATTTCGGATATTCCTTATACATTCTGTTCTTCCTTTCCATGATGTACTGCCAGGGGTTAAGTTGGCATCACCTCCTTCGCGTAATTTTCAACTCCTATTATGAAGAAAGGAGTGATTTGTATGTTAGATAAAAAGTATAAAAAGACTTTAGAAATACTTAATGGCGAAATTGAATTAAATCATAATTTGTTTCTCGAATATTTAAATTTAGCAGAAGTTATAAAGGACGAGAAATTAAAAATATGGCATTTGAACAAAGCTAACGAGTATATTAAAAGTTTTAAAACATTATCAGAATTAAAAGAAAAACTTTGTAAAGAGATTGAGTCCTAACAAGGGCTCTTTCTTTTATTTTTGTCTCTGTGAAATTAAGAATCTGCCATACTCCATTAACTTCTCATGCTCCTCATCAGTAAACGGGTCCATGCCGAACGCTTTATGCCAAGCTTCTACATGCTTTACATAAGTCTCGTTTACGGACGAATATACAGCTTCCTCTTCGCCATCTGATATTTTGGTAGACAGCATTTCCTTATCGCCCCAACCCATCAAATGAGCAGGCGTAGTATCTAAAGCATTAGCAAGTGGGTTAAGAATGCTCAGTGGTAAATTCTCAATATCACCATTCTCATATCTATATACTGTTGTTCTATTCTTACCTAACTTAGCTGCAAGGTCATCAATCGACATACCTCGCTTCGTTCGTAACAATTTTATTCGTTTTCCTATAGACATTATCTTGTCTCCTTTCTGACAAAACTTATCATATATTAATATTTGCATACATGCAAACGAAAAGCAAACCTAGATTAAAAAAATTGCATTTTATGCGAAAAAAATGTATTGACAGAAAAATTGGAATGGTGTTATCTTTTAGATGTTGCATGAAACGCAATCAGAAAGGAGCGTTTGCATTGGATGCAAATAAATTGAAAGTTATGATTTTCGAAAAAAGTTTAAATATTGACACAGCTTCCGAAATATGTAAAAAGGTTTGTTGCAACGATGCAATTAGTATCGGTGATGCACTCGAACTGAAAGAACTTTTAGATTTAACAAACTCAGAAGCAATTGATATTTTCTTATCCTAGAGGTGTTTGTGTATGAAAACATATCGATTTAAAAACGCTACTATATACGTGTATGGCGAGGTGGACAAAGAGCGATTAAAGAAAGCAACTATCAAACTCGTGAAGGATTCTCATAAGTATAAGAGAGGAGCGAGTAAGTAATGGGTACTGTTATCCGTCCGGACATTTCTCGAAAGAACAAATACTGGATCGATAAGCACCGTCATTACGAACTCAAACATTTCTGCTTACAGTATCCAGAATGGAAACGAGAGTATTATAGTAGTCCAAATATTCCATTGTCCACAACAGACATAAACTCAAGAAGCAACATACATAGCGATCCCACTTTTAAGGAGGTGATGCGTAAAGAGCGATACTTAGAACGGATTAAGTTAATCGAACGAGTGGCAAAGGAGGCAGATGACGAGTTACACGATTATATTTTGAAGGCTGTCACGGAGGGGTTGTCGTATACATATTTGAAATCTAAGATGGAAATACCGTGCAGCAAAGACTTGTACTATGACAGGTACAGACGATTCTTCTGGTTATTAGATAATTCAAGAGATTGATATTTTGGAGGAGATTATAATGAATAAAGATAAATTAGCGACTATGATTTCAGCGGTTATATTTTGTGGATGTGCTATTAAGACGGTTAAAACATTGATTGCTCACGGACAATTAACAGACGACTTAAATAAGGAGTTAGCCGAAGAGAAATGAACGCTAGAATAAAAAGAGAGATTCAGAACAAAACACGATTAGCACATTGTCTTGTTGATATTTTAGAGTACGATATTGACAATTTAAAGAATGATGCTCACGAATGTGATCCTGATGAATTGATGGAGACTTTACAAGAGACTAAAGCGACAATGCAGAATTTAATAGACATTACGACTGAGATAGAGTATGTGTTATATTTAGACAAATTGAAGGAGACCTAAGGGTCTCTTTTCTTTTTATTCGCATATTTTACATATCCTTTTATGAAGAGATAACAATAATAAAACATAACAAAAATAAGGAGGAATTACTATGTTTACAAAACACGAAATTACTTTATGTGCAAATAAAAACAAAGTTGTGGAAAAATTAGGAGCGATGGATTGTCTAGGTAAATACACGTATGATATTGAAGTAAAAGGTTCAGTGGGACACGTATATACTATTGACGATTTGGTGTTCTATGGATTCACAACTAAATTAACTGTACAAGAAGTAGCTGCAATGTTGAAACAAAAAATGTATAAAACTACCGTTGATGTTGTGGGCGGAACTATTGTTCTCAAATTCAACTAAAAGACTTGAGTCTGGCATATAGCTAGACTCTTCTTTTTGTTTTTAATCTTCGCGAAAATTACAACTACTATAATGAGAGAAAGAGTTGGTTTAATTGGTGAAAACACTGAGGTCGATAGACTTCAGGGATGTAGGTTCGAATCCTGCACTGTTTCTTTTTGTTTTAATCTAGGTTAGGAAAAAGTCTAATCTAGGTTAGAATCCGTACGCAGGTTACCATGAATAAAGTTATATTTGTAAAGTGAAAATTTCCCGGGAGGGATTTTTCATAAAAACATTTCATAGAAAGGAGGATTTATCATGCTATTTTTAGTTTTCTTAGGAGGTGCAGTATTTGGATCTATAGTGTCAAATATATTCCGTTATCGCAAAACTGGCTATGGACATTTTAGGATAGAGCCTTATTACGACGAGGATAATGATGAATTATACAAAGTTAATATTGCATTAACGCCTAATCAAAAACTTCTAGACGTTAAAAAGATCATTTTACATAAGGATGATTCGCAACAATAACATTTCCTATTATGGAAACGTATTAACATTATATTTAAAGGAGGATTTAATAATGAAAATTGAAACCTTATTGCATGAGGAGATCCAGGATGAATTTGAAAGCTTGAAGCAAATTGAGATCGGTACTGATGAGTACAAAGCGACGGTTGATGGACTGGCTAAGCTGATGGATCGAGCTATCGAAATCGACAAGTTTAATTCTGAAAGCGAGGATAAGACTCGTCAGATGGAAGAGGATAATAAAGATCGAATGGTTCGAAACAGTATTGCAGTAGCTGGTATCGTTATACCGACGTTCGTTACGATTTGGGGTACAATCAAAACGCTTAAGTTCGAAGAGTCTGGTACGATCACAACAAATGCAGGACGAAGTTTCATTAATCGACTTTTTAAGAAATAAGGTTGATACGAAGAAACGGGAGAGGGTCCTAACAAGGACTCTTTCTTTTTATTTTTGAACAGGGTGAGAAATGGTGTGGAACACACATCCAGGTGGTGATTTATGAGATACCATTATGAAAAACCGGACTTATATTCTTCAATATTTGGAACTATACATACTTGTAATCATCCGGTCTATGATAGCTGCACATTATATTCGATAGGTAAAAAGGGGTTAGCAGTGATTCAGCAGAGGTATGATCCAGAGACTAAAAAGACTTGGTGGGCTGAGATAGATCCTTGGCTTACAGATCAGTTATATTTACATCCTAGTTTTAAAGCATTCTTTGACGATCGTTCTGGTGAAGGTACAGACGGTATATATCCTACAGTCACTATTAGACAAATCATGTGGGCATTGAAGATGAAACCTATTCCTAAAGAACGCTGGGAGACTTGTTTCGATAGGAGGAGCATTTAGTTCGCGAAAATTACAACCACTATAATGAGAAACAGTTAGCTCAATTGGTAAGAGCATCAGAGGAATGGTAGTAATTTGCTCCTCTGTAGGTTGTAGGTTCAAATCCTGCACTGTTTCTTTTGTCTTTACCAAATAACCAATAAAGGTGTGGGAGAAAATGAACGCGCGACTATTTGTCAAACGTAATGCGTCAACTATGCTAACAGGACTAGGATGTGTAGGCGTAGTTGCAACAACAATTACAGCAGTAAAGGCAACACCAAAAGCTCTTCGTTTAATCGAGGAAGCCGAAACTAAGAAAGGAGAAAAACTGACAAAATGGGAGAAAACAAAAATAGCAGCACCAACTTACGCCCCATCAGCATTACTAGGCCTATCTACTTTGGCTTGTATAGTGGGTTCAAACATCCTGAACCAGAAAGCTCAAGCGTCAATTATGAGTGCATATGCCCTACTGGATCAGTCGTACAAAGATTACAGAAGAAAACTTAAAGAATTGTATGGCGAAGACGCAGACCAAGAAATCCTGGATGCTATTGCAATCGAAAAAGCTGAAGACCAATATATTTCAGCTGGTTATTTCGCAACTAATTGTGACTTATCGACCGAGGAACATTCGAGTAAACCAAAGATATTCTATGACGAATATTCTAAACGTTTCTTTGAAACCACAATCGAACAGGTTATGGCTGCGGAGTATCACGTAAACAGAAACTATGTTCTTAGAGGATATTCAGTTTTAAATGAATTGTATGATTTCTTAGGATTGGAGCCTACAGATGCTGGTTCAATTATGGGCTGGGCACCATTAGACGAAGGTATGTACTGGATTGAGTTCAACCACAGAAAAGCAGAACTTGAAGATGGTACAGAATTTTATATTTTAGAAATGCCTTTTGAACCGTCTATTGATTACGAAGAATACTGATTCGCAAAAATTACAACCGCTTTAATGGAAAGGAGGTAAATGCTTTATGAATCCTATTGTAATGAAAGTAACAAAAATTGCGGTAAAAGTATTAGGCGTTGCAGTACCAATTGCAGCGAGTTACTTTGCTGACAAGGAGTTGGATGAAAAAATTGCAAAAAAGGCGGCAGAAGCAGTTGCTGACCAGATTAAGAAAGAGGTCTAAGGGCCTCTTTTATTTTTTGTTCTAAAGAAAGGAGAACATAATGAGTAAAGAAAGTATGACGAAAATTATTAAAGGTATACGGATGACTATCGGAAAACGCAGTCCGGAAATCCTTACTGGTATCGGTATTGCCGGTATGATTACCACAACTGTACTCGCAGTAAAGGCTACTCCGAAAGCTTTAATGCTTATTGAAGATGCTCAATACGAAAAAGGAGATAGCTTAACTGCATCGGAAAAAGTTAAAACAGCATGGAAACCTTATATTCCATCTGTAGTAACTGGTGTAGCATCTATTACTTGCTTAATCGGGGCAAGCTCGGTAAACGCCAAACGTAACGCAGCATTAGCAACTGCATATGAGCTCTCAAAAACAGCCCTTACAGAGTATAAGGAGAAAGTTGTAGAAGAGATCGGTGAGAAAAAAGAAAAAGTTATTCGAGAGAAGATCAATCAAGATCATCTTGATAAGAATCCGGTAAGTAAAAGTAATGTTGTAATTACGAATAATGGAGAACAGCTTTTCTATGATGGCGTATCCGGAAGATATTTCAAATCTGATATCGAAACCATCAAAGCAGCTATAAACAAAGTTAATCGAGATATGGTGTATTCCAACTATATTTCTCTAAGTGAGTTTTATGACGAGCTTGAGATAGAACATACATCAGTAAGCGATGACTTAGGCTGGAATCTCGATAATGGTTTAATCGAAATCGATTTCAATAGTCGAATTACTGATGACGGAAGATCCTGCATCACTTTGGAATATGCGGTAGCACCAAGATACGATTTCTCGAAGTTAATGTAGTCGCGAAAAAAACAGTTTATATTATGGAACGTAAACCTAATTTTGAAAGGAGATTTAAAATGAACGAAGAAATCAAAAACGAAGTTGTAGAAGAGGTTGTTGAAAATCAGATTGAGAATACTGGTAATGGTATTGTCGGAAAGGTTGTCGTTGGAGGGTTGATTGCATTAGCAGGCGCTGGAGCCGCTTGGTGGTACAAGAAACGCAAAAAAAGACAGGCTGAGGTCGACGAAGAATTAGCCAAATATCTCAATGATGAGGATGACGACTTTGACGGCGAAGTGGTTGATGAAAAATAACAAATTTCTAATTGGGAAATGTGTTACCGAGAGGAGGTGTCTTACATGAGACACTTCTTCTTTTGTCTTTATCTAAAAGGAGGTAATAATGAAGCGTTATATTTATGAAGGGCCAGTCAAAGTATTCGATAAATGTACGAATACACATTGGCATGGCGAAACTATAGCAGCTTCTGAGAAAAAAGCAAGGAGTAATCTTGTGTATCAATATAAGAAATCGCATAATCGTGCGACATCATCACGGGTAACTTTACCTGGTGAAATAATAGAAGTAGAACTTTGAAAGGAGTGCGACTAATGGATTTTGATAGACCTGTTGCAAAAAACTATAAACCAAATTCCCACCTTTCCAAAGAAGGAAAAACCAAAACTACTGATAAAAAAGTAGATAAAGTAATAACCGGAAAAGCGAGAGTAAAGAAAAAAAGCGGATTAGAACGTTTGTCTAAAAGTTTTATAGCTGAAGATGCTAGCAATGTTAAATCTTATATTTTACTTGACGTTCTTATTCCGGCAGCTAAGAAAGCTATATCCGATATTGTTACGAACGGTATCGATATGATTTTATACGGAGAAACAAGACAGCGAAACAAAAGAGGATCTAATGTTTCATATGTATCCTATGATCGTTTTGCGGACCGTAGAGACGACAGATCCAGTAGATATTCTAGCAGACAAAGTCGAAGCTGCTTAGACGAGGACATTATCTTAGATAGTAGAGCTGAAGCGGAAGAAGTTCTTCGTCAGCTGGATTTACTTATTGACACGTATCATGTTGCTTCGGTTTCTGACTTGTACGATTTAATCGGACAGACTGGACCGTACACAGGAAATCGATATGGTTGGACTAATCTTAGAAATGCTGAGGCTGTTCGACTTCATGATGGTGGATATTTGTTGAAAATGCCTAGAGCATTACCTATTGATTAAAGCTTATTAAAAAATAGAAAAGGAGAATCAGTAATTATGAAAATTAACAAATTCGTAGATGGTACGACTAGAAAAATTAACAGACTCGGGCTGAAATTTAAAAAGCATAGCCCAGAGATCATGGTAGTAGCAGGCGTGGTTGGTGTTGTTACAAGTACAGTAATAGCATGCAAAGCGACTACCAAGGTAAATAGTATTTTGGAAGAAACAAAGGCGCAGCTTAAGCCAATTCACGATGCGAGTGAGAAGCTGGAAAATGGTGAAACTCTCAGATGTGCAGACGGAAGCACTTATACTGCAGAGGATGTTAAGAAAGATACTTCTATCGTATATATTCAGACGGGAGTTAAATTCGCTAAACTTTACGGACCAGCTGTAGCCCTTGGTGCTTTGTCTATCACTAGTATTCTTGTAGGTCACAATATTCTTCGTAAAAGAAGTCTCGCTCTTGCCGCTGCTTACACTGCCGTAGACAAATCTTTCAAAGAATATCGCGGACGTGTTGTAGAGCGTTTCGGAAAAGAACTCGATAAAGAGCTTCGCTACAACATCAAAACAAAAGAAGTAGAAGAAACGGTTATCGACGAAAAAACAGGTAAGGAAAAAACTGTTAAAAAGACTGTTGAAGTAGCAGATCCTAACACATATTCTGACTATGCTCGTTTCTTCGAAGATGGATGTAATGGCTGGACAAAAGATCCGGAATTCAATTTGATGTTCTTGAAGAAACAGCAGGCATTTGCTAACAACTTACTGAAAACTCGTGGACATTTGTTCTTGAATGAGGTTTACGACATGCTTGGTATGCCTAGAACAAAGGCTGGAAACGTTGTTGGCTGGTTGTATGACGAGGACACTCCAAACGGAGATAACTTTGTAGATTTCGGAATCTACGATATTGATAAGCCAAGAAATCGTGATTTTGTGAACGGATATGAAAGAACCATCCTGCTCGACTTCAATGTAGATGGAGATATTCTCGATTTGATGTGAATGACAGGTCTCAATAACCCATACTCAGGAAACCCAATGCGAGATTTATTTGCTTTTTGAGTATGGGACACAAAGGAGGATTATTGATGACTGGTAGAGATTTGATCATTTATATTTTAAAGAACAATCTCGAAAACGAGGATATTTTTCTCGATGGTAAAATTGTTGGATTCTTAAAAATAGAAGAGGCTGCTGAGAAGTTCAATGTTGGGATACCTACGATTATGACGTGGATCGCTCTTGGACGAATTAACGCTATTCGAATCGGCAACTGCTACTATATTGATCCAACTTCAGAAGTCGAACAAACTTGATAAAGGAGGTTCTATGAGGCGAAAAATACCGAGAATAATAGTCATGGGTGTACTTACATCTAGTATGTTTGTTCTGGGTGCTGGTGTAAACAGTCAGCCAACAAAGAATGTCGTGGACGCACGAGTTCAAAGTATGGAAGCGGATAATGTGACGACAGGTTCCGCGATCGTATTACCGTTGGCTAAAGAACAAGCTGTTACAGAAAAAAAGAAGAAGAAAAAGTACATCACCGGGTGGACTACGACATCGGTTAATGTTAGAAAGGGCCCTAGCACCGATTCACATATTTTGGAGACTTATTCTTTTAACAAAAAAGTCAAATATGTAAAGCACAATGAAAAATGGGTTGAAATTAAGTACAAAAATAGTGCGGCATATATAAGTAGAAATTATATTTCTAAAAGCAAACGGAGGTATAAAGAATTTGGTGTCCCTAAAACATCCGGATTCAAAAGCTATATGCCATACAAATGTATTACATCAACAAGTTCACCACAATACAAATTACAAAAAAATGAAGCGTATACTGGCAAGTACGGTATACGACAGGTAGACGGACGATATTGTGTTGCGATTGGTTCTCATTTTACCGATAAGATCGGAACTTTATTTGATTTGGTTCTTGAAAACGGAACCGTAATCCCATGTATATTGGCGGATCAAAAAGCTGATGAGGACACTGACTCACGAAATATCGTTACGAGACATAATGGTTGTTTATCAGAATTTGTAATAGATTCAAACGCCTTAAACAGGTCGGCTAGACAGCATGGCGATATTTCATATTGTACAAAAGAATGGAATAGTCCTGTCGAATCGATCCGTATTTACGAATAGAAAGGGTTAAAATCATGAATAGAAAAATGAGTTTTATATCTTTAGCAACTGTAGCTGGATTATTCTTTGCCGGTGGTATTGCCGTCTTATCTGGCGGAGGGAGGAACTGATGTGGATAGACTAGAGGTCTGGGCATCAATATTACACAATTCATTAAATACTAAAAAGAAACGTCACTTATCGGGAGGTATTCTGTTGAGTGTATCATTATTATTTGGCGGTTTGGCTATAACCGTCTTATCATTAAAATTGGAGGACGACACATGAATAAGGTAGTTATATTTATAGCAGGTGCTGCTGTAGGATCATTAGTAACTTGGAAAATTCTCGAGACAAAGTATAATCAGATCGAGCAGGAAGATGAGGATGTTGTGAGGATGGAAGATATTCTCAAAGAAAAAGAGCCCGAAGAAGAACCAGTAAAAATGGCTTCTAATCATGCTCCTGAAAGTCCAAGTATTACTGAGTACACTTCTTTGGCTAAGAAGTATGACACTGAGACAGAGAAGCCTGAAAAAAAAGAAACCACAAACGAAGGACCATATGTAATCGATCCTGAGGATTTCGATGAGAATGGCTATGATGTAGTTAGTCTCGTCTATCATGCAGATGGTTTCTTGACTGATGAGCAAAATAATCTCGTCGAGGATATCGAAAACACAGTCGGATTTTCATGTTTGAACGAATTCGGAAGATATGAAGAGGATGCAGTTCATGTAAGAAACGACGAGCTGCAAACTGACTATGAAATTCTTCGAGTTCTCACTAACTATTCCGACATCAAAAAATCTAATTAGGAGGAATAATGAGAAATTATATTAGTGAAAAATATTTCGAATGGTTATATAACCTCGTATGTGCTGATAGATATAGAGAGCCTCTTTCTTATAGGAGGCTTTTATCGAAACTGTATAATACGGAGTTTGTATGGTTAATACCAAAGGATAAAAACAGAGCTAGCGATGGTATCAATCTAAGATATAATTTCATCGAAGATACGAACGATTTCAGAGAAGAGGATGTTCTTAGAAATCTGGATTTTCCTTGTAGCGTTTTGGAAATGATGATCGCTTTAGCAGTTAGATGTGAGGCGACTATCATGGACAATCCACAATTCGGAGATCGAACCGGACAATGGTTCTGGGGTATGGTAAACAACCTAGGGCTTGGCGGAATGATTGATTCTGATTATGACCCGGTGTATGTTCGTGAAGTAATCGATATCTTTCTCAGAAGAGAATATTCGCCAGATGGGAAAGGGGGGTTATTCCGCATTGAAAATTGCGACGACGACTTAAGAGACGTTGAGATCTGGTGCCAGCTGTGCTGGTATTTAGATAGGATATCTTAACGCTTCTCGTTAAACTAATGAAAGGAGCAAAATAGATGTAATGCTAGACTTTTTTATAATTTCGACAAAAAGTAAAAAACAAGGTGTTGTCGAGATATATCCAAAATTCATCGTCAATAATAAAAGCTCCGATCTCATGATTAGAGGTGGAGACTTTTATGCGGTTTGGATTGAGGAGCGTGGATTATGGTCTACTGACGAACAAGACGTTATCCGAATTGTCGATCGTGAACTCCGAAAGTATTACGAGGAGTATAAAGGTAAGAGCAACGATTATATTAACGTTTCATATATGTGGGATGCCGAATCTGGTGTAATTGATCAGTGGCATAAATATTGTCAAAAGCAAATGAGAGATAACTTCCATCCATTAGATGAGAAACTTATATTCTCAAATACTGAGACAAAAAAAGATGATTATGCTAGTAAAAAATTGAGCTACCCGCTTGAAGCTGGGGATATATCCGCATACGATAAACTTATCTCCACGCTATATTCTGAGAAAGAACGTCACAAAATCGAATGGGCTATAGGAGCTATAGTCGAAGGCGATTCAAAAAACATTCAGAAGTTTATGGTATTTTATGGTTCTGCAGGAACAGGTAAATCTACAATCTTGAATATTATCCAGCAGTTATTTGAGGGTTACTATTCGGTCTTCGATGCGAAAGCATTGGGATCGTCTAGTAACTCTTTTGCATTGGAGGCATTTAAGACAAATCCATTAGTAGCTATACAGCATGATGGTGACTTGTCGAGGATTGAAGATAACACCAGACTGAATAGTCTTGTTTCTCACGAGCTTATGACAGTGAATGAAAAATTTAAATCGACCTACGCTAACAAGTTCAACGCGTTCCTGTTAATGGGTACAAACAAACCAGTAAAGATTACTGATGGTAAGTCCGGTCTTATTCGAAGATTGATTGATGTTAGTCCATCCGGAAATAAGCTGAGTCCGAAAGAATATAAGACTGTTATTAAACAGATCGATTTTGAACTTGGAGCTATAGCAGATCATTGCCATAAAGTATATTTGGAAGATCCGGGTGCATACGACGATTATATGCCTACAGCTATGCTCGGAGCATCTAATGATTTTTATAACTACATAATTAGTTCGTACCATATATTCAAGAAAGAAAACGGTACGACTTTAAAGGCAGCTTGGGAAATGTATAAGAATTATTGTGACGATGCCAAGGTTCCATATCCATATTCCCAAAGGAATTTTAAGGAAGAGCTTAAAAACTATTTCTGGGATTTTGATGAGCAGTTCAATTTCGGCGATGGCACTAAAGTTAAGAGTTACTATAGTGGTTTTCGGACTGATATTTTCGAAACCGAAAAAAAGCAGGAGGGTAAAAATGGAGAAAACAAACCAAAACTCATCGAGTTCAAAGAACAAGCGTCAGTGTTCGATAGGGACTGTTGCGATTGTCCAGCTCAGTATACCACTTCAAAGGAAACTCCGAGCAAACCCTGGGATAAGGTCACAACAAAACTCTCAGACATAGACACTTCAAAGCTCCATTATGTCAAGGTTCCGGAGAATCACATAGTCATTGACTTTGATATTAAAGGAGATGATGGTAAAAAATCTTTCAAAAAGAATCTTGAAGCGGCTAGTAAATGGCCGGCTACGTACGCTGAGTTAAGTAAAAGCGGTGCTGGTATTCATCTTCATTATATTTATAGTGGAGATGCTACTAAGTTGAGTCGTGTTTATGACAAAGACATTGAAATAAAGGTATTTACAGGCAAAAGTTCGCTTAGGAGAAAACTTACTAAATGTAACGATTTACCTATAGCGACTATTAGTTCTGGATTACCTCTGAAAGGAGAAAAAAATATGATAGATAAGGAGGTCATGCAGACAGAAAAAGGACTTCGGACTACAATCGAAAAGTGTTTAAACAAGGAAGTGCATTCAGGCACAAAACCTAATGTAGACTTTATATTTAAGATTCTTGAAGATGCTTACGATAGTGGACTGCATTATGATGTTACTGATATGCGTAATGCTATATTTGCATTTGCAGCTAACAGCACTAATCAAGCAGATTATTGTATCAAGCTTGTAAGTAAGATGCACTTCAAATCCGAAGAACCATCTGTCAGTAGAGACATTGAGAATGCTGGACTTATATTTTATGACGTTGAGGTCTTCCCAAACCTTTTTCTTGTAAACTGGAAACTGCAAGGTAAAGACAATCCGGTAGTAAGAATGATCAACCCAACCCCATCGGATATCGAGGAATTACTCAACTATCGATTGGTAGGCTTTAACTGTAGACGATACGATAATCATATTATGTACGCTCGTCTCATGGGTTATGACAACGAGCAGCTGTATCATTTATCTAAGAAGATTATATCTGCTCAAAAAGGTTCAGGCGATAACGGATTATTCGGAGAGGCATACAATCTTTCATATACAGATGTGTATGACTTCGCTTCAGCCGGAAATAAAAAGAGCCTGAAGAAGCTCGAGATTGAGATGTCTAATAAGGCGAAGGATCCGAGCTCTAAGATGGATGATGAACTTAGAGAGATGCTTAGCACAATTAAGCACCAGGAGCTTGGATTATCTTGGGACGAACCCGTACCAGAGGAGCTTTGGCCTAAGGTGGCCGAGTATTGTGATAACGATGTTATTTCTACAGAAGCAGCATTCAAGTACTTATCTGCCGATTGGACAGCTAGACAGATTTTGGCGGACTTGGCTGGATTAACAGTCAATGATACTACCAACACTCTGACTACCAGGATCATATTTGGTAAGGAAAGAAAGCCGCAGAATGAATTCAATTATCGAAACCTTGCCGAGCCGGTACTCGATTTGGATGAGGAAACTTTTTTATTCTTAGAAGAAGCCTGTCCAAAAATGATGGAGCAAACACACGGCGAAGCAGGGTCGTATTTGCCATACTTTCCAGGATACAAGTATGAGAATGGTAAGTCCACATATCGTGGAGAGGTTGTTGGAGAAGGCGGATGGGCCGAAGGATTACCCGGTATGTATGGCGATGTAGCATTGCTTGACGTTTCTTCCATGCATCCTCACAGTGCTATTGCTGAAGTATTATTCGGTGTTAAATATACTAAAGCATTCCGTGATATTGTTGAGGGTCGTGTATCGATCAAGCATAAGGCTTGGGATGAGGTTAATCACATGCTGGATGGCAAACTCACTAAGCATATTCAGAGGGTTATTGACGGCGAAATGACAGCTAAAGATTTGGCTAATGCCTTGAAGACGGCTATCAACTCAGTGTATGGTTTAACATCAGCTAACTTCAACAATCCGTTCCGTGATATTCGTAATAAGGACAATATCGTCGCTAAGCGTGGAGCGTTATTCATGCTTGATTTACGTGATGCTGTCCGTGAGAAAGGTTTTGTTGTGGCACATATTAAAACGGACTCAATCAAGATTCCGGATGCTACTCCAGAGATCATTCAGTTCGTTATGGAATTCGGTGAAAGATACGGTTATACCTTTGAACATGAGGCTACATACGATCGAATGTGCCTTGTAAACGATGCGGTTTATATTGCTAAGTATAAAGATCCGGATGAATGCGAAAAAATATATGGATATATTCCTGGAGACAACTATGATCATGGCGGACAGTGGACGGCTACCGGTAAGCAGTTTGCAGTACCGTATTTGTTTAAGACTTTATTCAGTCATGAGGAAATTACATTCGAAGACATGTGCGAAACATTCGCAGTGTCCAAGGGAGATTTATATTTGGATATGAACGAAAATCTTCCGGATGTAAGTCAGTACGAAAAAGAACTTAGTAAGCTCGAAACGGATTACAAAAAAGGGAAGATCTCAGATACTACCTTTGAACCAGCATCTTTGGAGCTTACTGAAAAAATCAAAGAAGGTCATTCCTTACACTTTATCGGACGAGTTGGTCAGTTCTGTCCTATCAAACCAGGATGCAATGGCGGTGTATTATATCGTGTAAACGATGGTAAGAATTACGCGGCACCTGGATCAACAGGATACAGATGGCTTGAATCTGATATGGTATATTCGTTGAATAAGCGAAAGGATATTGATCATTCATTCTATCACAAGCTGATTGATGATGCTGTGGATGTTATATCTAAGTATGGAGACTTCGAATGGTTTGTTTCGGACGACCCGTATATTGGAAAAGAAAGCTGGCTTTATTCAGAACCTATGGAGCCAGACGAGATACCCTTTAACTGATGTGGATGACGAATTATGGAGAATATTCGTAAACAATCCACGATAACTACAAAAAATATATTTAAAAGGAGATTAAAACTATGGAATTAACATTTGCACCAAAAGGAATCTTACAGATTGATGATGCTAGAATCATCTTCAGAAACTTTAGAGGAGAAGCTTCCAAATTCAACCGAGAGGGTGATCGTAACTTTGCAGTAATTATTCCGGATGAAGACTTGGCCGAAAAGCTGATAAATGAGGGATGGAATGTAAAAATTAAGCCACCTAGAGAAGAAGGCGACGAACCATTCATGTATCTTCCGGTCAAAGTGAAGTTTAACGATCGAGGACCTAATGTATATTTGATTACTGGTAACGTCAGAAACAAGCTGTACGAAGAGACGGTTTCGATGCTGGATGATATTGAGATTGTCGGCGTTGATATGGATATAAGACCATATGACTGGACTATCCAGGAAGGGACACCAAATGAGAAAAGTGGTAGATCAGCATATCTCCAGTCTATGGAAGTAACTCAGGGAATTGACAGGTTTGCTGCTAGATTTGTGGAGAGCGAGCCTCGCGAATAATTCGCGAAATTTACAACTACTATAATGAGAAATAGGTAGCTTAACTTGGTCAAAGCGCCAGACTAACCTCTGGAGAAAACGGACTCAAACTCCGTGCTATTTCTCTATTATTTTTACAAAGGAGGCTGTTAATCGCTAAATTTACTGGCGAGAAAGATAACGAGTGTATTGAGATCGAGACCATTGAAGAACAGGGATCGAGTATCAAAATAATATTTAAAAACATAGTCAAACTGTTATAAGAGATTAGACTCAGCGCTAACAACGTTGGGTCTTTTCTTTTTATATTTATCAGTTACTAAGCCATTTGAAAATATATTTTAGGAGTGTTACACAATGAAAGCACAAGCTTATTTAGACATGATGAAAAGACAACAACAAGAGATGACAGACTTCCCGATCGCATACGCATTTAGTGAAAAGCAATTGGAAGAGGCATTGGAGAAATTAGGAGCAACTAAGGAAGAGTGTTGCACATATCTTAACATGGGTGATGTTATGAAAAAGACAGATGTGCCAGCTTTTAAAGCAATGTTGAAAAGACACACTGAGGAGCTTCAGAACGCTATGAAAAATGAGCAGTTTGCCGAAGAGGCATTCCGGTATGAAATGGACAACCATGAATATGCCATCAACTGGTCCGGAGATGATGACGTCTTAGCGGCACTTTGTCTTGATAAGCAGATGGTTAAGGACTTCTGTTTAGAGGATGCATACCGTCGTGCTCGTAATGGACACATGCGATATATGGAAGAGTTGGGGGTAATATGAAAAAATTAATAAATCATATCAAGCGATGGAATATATGGAGAAAACATTGTCTTAACAGCAATTTCCATAAAATCCTCGTCTTATTTGGCGTGATTAAAAGTCCGACTATGAATATCATGCTATTACCGGAAGAAAGACCAAATTTATAAACTAAAAGGAGTTGTTAATCGTGGAAGACTGGTCTAAGAAAGAACCGAAATTCCGTTATATGTTATTGGACAGATTAAGACAAGATTGTGATTACTACTTGCGAATTGGAGGGTCAGCTAATTGTCTTTGGGCGGATAGTGAGAAAGAGCAGATTCAAACCATGATTGATATTTGGAATAGTTTCCCTGATGGTGATAAACCTGAATGGTTAACTATGGAGCAGATTAAAGAGTTCGCTCAGAAGATGGGCGTTATTTAAGAAAAGAGAAGATATGAAAGTAATAATTATCGCTTCTTTGTCGCAGGAGGATGAAATTAAAAAAGTTGCTGATATCTACGAAAAGATAGGTATTACTGTAGCTTATCCGACAAGACAACAAAACAAAGAGTTCAGTCAGATTGTTGAAGATTATCTGTACAGAATTAGTGTGGCAGATAAAGTGGTTGCTATCACAAAAGATGATGGCACGTTTGGTGAAGGTGCAATTTACGAAATCGCTTTTGCTAAATATCTAAATAAACCGATTGAAATATTAAATATGAAAAACTAAAGGAGTTGTCACCTCATGCAAAATTCTAAAATTTTGGAAATGCTTGATAAAGGACAAACAGAAGAATTGAAAGGCTTATTGCAAGATGAGATTTATGCAAATTCGTTAAAGAGTAATCCAAGTGCTAAGAAACGTTATGCGGCTATGAAAAGATATTTGAAGACTATTAGTGAGTCAAGACCTATTCTCACTAAACCTTGTGAAGTAGAGTTCGAGGGTGAGAAGTATAACTCATTTACTAACTCATATTCTCTTGTACTAACAAAAGAGTCATGCGGGGAGATTCTGATGTGTGATGAACCAGATAGATATCCTGATGTTACTAGACTTGTGCATCGTGCTGGAGATCTTGAGAAAGTCGACTTTAATAAAGTTCTCGCAGAGGCTAAAAGTAAGGGATATAAGTATTCTAAGAACTCCATTCACAACAACGACTATCTTATGAAGTATAACGATTCATATTTTAGAATTGGCTTAGCTGACATCACCTATGGCGTCATCGATGAGGGTGAAAAAATTAACGTATATTTTAATGGTAAGAACAGACCAATCACTATCGAGAATGATTTGGGGATTGGTATTATCTTGCCTATTCGTACTGATGGCGAGCTAGAAGGCTCTGTCATTATTGAAGTGAAAGGAGAATGAGATGGCGAATGAAGAAGCGTTGCGTAAGGCTATTGATGTTTTAAAGAAAGGAGAATGATATGTTATCTATTGGCGAATTAAAAAATATTTGTGCAAACATCGAAAGGGAATATGGATCAGATTCAAAAGTATGTTTACAGATATTAGATAAAGAAAATCACGCGAAAGAGGCAGGTTACTGTTTAGACTTCTTCGTTTCAAAAGAAGGAACATTATATTTAACAACTAAATGAAGCGCAGAAAGGAGAATGACCTATGAAAAAGCGTGGAATGTTGGGATTGATATTTGACTTCATCATGGTGTTCTTAACCGGCGGGTTATGGTTGATCTGGCTGTTGATCAGATATTTGAGACAGAGTTAGGAGGTTAATATGGAAGAAAAAACATGTAAAATTCTGTTTGAAGATGGGGAGCATTGCTGGATAAATGGTCGGCAGTTTGTTTCTCTTCATAAAACCAATCAGGTTAGAGTCGAACTCTATAATGAGGTAGAATTATTAAATAACAGAATAAAAAAGTTAACCGAAGAAAATGAAGCATATAAAGTGTTATTAAAAGAAAAATTAAATAAGTAACTTGGGCTCTCTTCGGAGGGCCTTTTTACATATTATTTAAGATCGAAAGGAGATAATAAAATGGAAATTTATAAGTTTAAAACTATGACGGGTGTTAACAGGGAAGCATTATACACAGCCTTTCAAAAACTATTATACAATGAACAAATGAAACATCCTTCGTTTGATTATGATAAATACGAATGGGTAATTGGATGTGATGTGTTTGCGCGGTTGAGACAAACTATTGATTGGCATTCATATTCAGCCAGTGACGAAATAGATAAATATTTAGGAATTGATTTAAAAGTTTTTTCACCTGGGCTTATGTCTACTACTATATTCCTGGATAAGAAGAACTCAGAAGGAATTACACCTTACAAAAGATACTTAAACAGTATATACGGAACAAAAATGTTTGAAATGGAGGATAAAATGATGGATAGAATAGACGCTATGCGTTATGTGGCCAATGATATAATATCGCTGAATAACGCATGTCATTATATGTTTAAAAAAGATACACCTAAGAAAGTTATTTTTAACGATCCAGCCACTATCGTTTATTGGAAAGATGGGACTAAAACAGTTGTAAAAGCTGAAGGCGAACCATTCGATCCAGAGAAGGGTCTTGCCATGGCTGTCTCTAAGAAACACCTTGGAAACGAGGGTAACTACTACGATATTTTCAGAAAGTGGCTGCCTAAGGAAAAAGTGCCGGAGGAGCAGCATTTAGAAAAAGCCGACAATTCAACACATATCACACGTTCATTTGATATTTTAACAGCGGACGAATTCGCGGAGCGGGTTAATGGCTCATTACCTGTCATAATAGCCGCTTGTGAAGTGGGCGTATATCCTGGAGCTAGAAAAGTAATGGGTGAATGGTTAATACCATATTTAAAAACTTCGGAGGTGTAAGATATGATAAGTAGTATTTTAGTAAGTTACGACGATCAGCCTAATGATGAACCTATATTAATAGTAGGAAAAAAGAGAATGAATCAGTCTGTCGAGATTATAAATGCATTCCAGGGCATGGAAGCTAGTGCTATGTACAGAAAACTGACAGAGCAGCCTAAGGAGGTAAAACGTGAGTGATATTTTAGTAGTAAAAGTTAATACTGTCTTACCTTCTGTTGATATAGAAGGTATTCGAGCAAATATTCTTAAACAAAAAGATAGCGGTATTATTGTTTTACCAAATTACTGTGAGGCTTTATTTGTACCCAAGGGCACTGAAATTAAAGTTATAGGAGGCGAGACGATGGATGGCGACTAAAAAACAACCATTTCTGCGAGACTATCAAATGGAAGCCGTGAAAAAAATGTCTAATGGCTGCATTCTAAATGGCGGAGTTGGATCTGGAAAAAGTAGGACTGGTTTATATTACTACTTTAAAGAAAATGGTGGATCTATGATGCCAGATTATATTCCTATGAAAAAACCACAGGATTTATACATTATTACTACAGCTATGAAACGAGATTCTCTTGAATGGGAAGGTGAGCTTGCTAACTATCTTATGTCTACTGATCCATCACAAAATAAACATTACGGAAATAAAATCGTAATTGATTCCTGGAATAATATTAAGAAGTACACAGATGTTACAAGATCGTTCTTTATATTTGATGAGGATCGATTATGCGGTTCTGGTGCTTGGGTTAAAGCATTCTATAAAATAGCTAAGACTAATAACTGGATTATTTTATCAGCAACTCCCGGAGATACTTGGGCTGATTATATTCCGGTATTCTTGGCTAATGGATTCTACAAAAACAAAACCGAATTCCAGAGAGAGCATATCGTATATTCTCGCTACACCAAATGGCCACAGATAGATCGATATTTAAATACTGGTAGGCTGATTCGACTACGTAACAGAATCCTCATTGATATGGACTTTCACAGAGATACCGTACCACACCACAACGATATTTATGTATCATACGATAAAACCAAATACAAAGATGTTTTGAAGACTCGCTGGGATCCTTATAAGGACGAGCCTATTCAACAGGCGGCGGGTCTTTGTTATGCTCTCAGAAGAGTCGTTAATGAGGACGAATCAAGGGTTGTAGCACTGATGGAGATTTTAGAGAAAACTCCTAGAGCTATTATATTCTACAATTTCGACTACGAGAGAGACATGCTATTGCATTTATTCAGTCACGATGACAGTCAAGGTACAAACGAATTTGTAGATTATGAGATTGCTGAATGGAATGGGCATGCTCACCAGCCAGTCCCAGAAACAGACAGGTGGATATATTTAGTGCAGTATACTGCCGGCTGTGAAGGATGGAACTGCGTAAAGACAGACACAATCATATTCTTCTCACAGAATTACAGTTATAAAGTTATGGCTCAGGCAGCAGGACGAATCGATAGGTTAAATACCCCGTATAAAGATTTATATTACTACCATTTGAAAAGTAGATCTGGGATTGATTTAGCTATATCTAAAGCATTGAGTAAGAAGAAAAAATTCAACGAAACGAGGTGGTTTAATGGATTCAAAGAATAATTTTGATGCCGGAATGACAATATCAAGGATACCTAAGATTGAAAATGGCAGCAAAATAACAATAGGGAAAGATCGTTCAATTAGTGTAATTGTAGATCATCATTTCAATTGGTTTCAGAAAAGAATACTTGGATGATGTCTTGGTTTCAAAGTACAAGATTATTCTGAAGAGTAAACGCTAAAATTACAACTACTTTAATGGAAACAGAAACCTTAAAAACGAAAGGAGATTTTATTATGGAAGGAAAAGTTTTAGATTTAACGATGTTAAGCGAAGTGGATGTCGCTCGGGTAAAATCGGGGTTTAGTCAATTCCAGAATAATAAAGGTGTTGGATATTTCGGAGCTGTATTAAGCAAGAAAGATGTTAAAGCACTGAATAGATTATTCGGGTATGTTGATAAACGATCCTGGATTGCTGGAGCGTTATTCGGCATTGGCTCGACTTACTTATATCTGAAATGTAAAGAGCTTAAAGAATCTACGGACGAAACTAAGGAAGAAAAGTAACAAACTTAAGGGTCTAGGCTAAAAATAGCTTGGACTCTTTTGTTTTCGCGATAATAACAACTCCTATAGTGAAAGGAGTGATCAATATGATGACAGGATACATAAAAAAAGGAGAATCAACAATGAGGATTGAATCTCTCGAAAATGATCGAGTTAGAGTAACAATAACAAGATCAAACATGAGGGGTCCATTGATATTTGTTGGATCTAAAGATGTATTGAAAAAATTAGACAAGATCAATTAATCAACAGGGAGTCCTATTAAGGGCTCTTTGTTTTATTTTTATCGAAAGGAGAATGAATCGTGAGAAAAGGTATTGAATTTTTTGAAAGGAACTGTCCTATTTGCGGGAAGAAATTTTACCCGCTTCCGGAGCATGTATACACACGTTATAGACATGGTGAATGGCTTAAATTCTGTTCTTGGACATGTTTCCGTAAAGATGAGAAAGATCATGAAGTTAGAAAGGAGACTAACAATGAGTAGTAACGGCAATCCTTTGGAGCATTTGATGAGCAATGTTTCAGAACTTCCAAAAATCTTAGACTGGTTTTCTAGTAACATGGATAAACTCCCTATTCATTTAGCGCTCGAGCATTTGAGATTAACAACTAGGTATGCAGCTGAAATGAAAAAGTTATACATAGCAGCATTATTAACGATACCGGGAGAAGAAATTCATAGAGAAGGAGGTGACGAATAATGTCTATTGATATTTTATGGATGGTGATTAATTCTGCTGCGGCTGCAGCTTTGATTGCTATCTGGATTTATATTATAGCTGAAAAAGTAATCGAGTATATATCTAGGAAAAGAGGTAATAAAAATGAATAAAGTAGTTTCAAACCTCGAAGACATTGAACTTGTCGGTATTTTGGGAGAGCTTTTAGATGATAGTGACCCAGATGTAGATATGACTGAAAAAGTTCGAAAAGGAATATATACCGTATATTCGACACTTTGCGAGCGATGTAACTAATAAAATTTATTAGGAGGTGCGATAATAATGGCAGCACATGATAAATACGATAATGATATTCTAAAAGCTTTACAGAAAATTGGTAGTAACCTGGATAAAATCAACCGGAGTTTAGCAGCTAAACCTACAGAGATTGATCCGAAAAAGTTATACATTACTAGTAACTTTAAAAATAATCCTGCTCTTAAACCGCAGTATGATGCGATTACAAATAATATGAAGAATACCATATATCTGGTTTATGGAAATACGTATTTTAAAGAAAATGGTGCTACGATTAAATTCTTTGGGGCATTCCGCACGAAAGAAGAGGCACTGTACGCCAAAAAAGAAAAAGAAGATGAGTACTATCAGAAAGATCTTGATAATAAGTATTCTGATACACATATTAGTCGGAAAATGGTTAACTTTAATATTCTCGAGCTTAAACTGGACAATATTGTCGATGTATATTTAGGAGGTCATGCAGAATGAGTGAAATAACTAAAGTAACTAATAATATTATAGCTAAATTAAGCGGCTATGATGTTGAAATTAAAGACGGAAGAATTAATAAGTTAGGAGGTAAGAAATGAGAGATATTAATGAAACGATGGAAAATTTAGTTGGCAGCATAGCAGCTTGAGTTACCGAAACTGAAGATGCATTTATATTTCAGACGCTTAGCGATTTCGCATCCGCAAATTATCAAATTACTGTAGACAAAGACGAACTCGTCAGAGCTATTCAGTTAATAAGAATGTCCAAAGAGTATGGCCCAAGTATTGCTGAACGTTGGACGACTGCCACTCAGCAATCGGAATGGTATAGACACGCCTATAATTGTGGTTTTCAGGATGGGGTTAAAAAAGAACGTGAAGAGATAGATCGTATGCTTCACACTCCAACCCTGTGGAATATTCAGGAGGATCGATCATGAGTAACGATATTTCAACCATGTACACCAAAGACAGAAATAAGAAAGCTGGACGAAACGGTTGGGTTGGTTGGAAAACCGAGAAAGAAACTGCTATTCGTCCAGCCGATTATGGCGATTATATCTTGCAGCACGGAAAGAGAGGTAAAAAGAAATGATTAAAAAAATAATATCTTTGATAATGTGCTTCTTTGTTAAGTTATATTTTAAATTAGACAAGGAATGTTATCGTTACTGTATTGGAACCAGAGGCGATGATGAAGAATTCGATATTCGCAGAAGGAGGTATGAGACTTGATTAAAGAATTTTTTGAAGAGCACGATCATTTGTGTTTTAAACTTCAACATCTTGATGTCTACAATGGCGGATGGCAAATACAAATATATAATACTACATTGGACCTTGGTTGTACTGAGCCTATTTATAAACACATTGTATTAGACTCTGAGATTAATAATTCAAATGCTGATTTTGAAACTATGATAATGACTCCAGTTATTAAATGGTGGAAGGATTCCAGGTCTAAGTCTATTACCGAGTATAGGTATAATTATTGCCATTGAGATTGAATATTAAGGAGGAAAAGAAATGATTAGATTAGAACATACCGTTCTGGCAAGTCCAGAGCAGATGAAATTTATTATTGAAGGAATGCGAAATCCTATGAATTCATGGGATAAGAGCGATAGTAGTTGTGGAAAGGCAACAAGAGAGACTAACGTTCAATGGTCTGATGATTATTTTATTGGAACTAATGACGCTAATCTCATGCAACGCTTAGCTAATGCAGGTACTGATCATCGAAAATTCATGCGAATGATGCCGGTATATGTGAGAATAACTGCGCCTTTATATTGGTGGAAAGAATTCGATACTTATAAAGTTGGCACTGTTGCGAACTCTTGCAGTACTATGCACAAAATTCAGGATAAAGAGTTTACGTTGGAGGATTTCTCTACGGATCATTTACTTGGTGGGCCTTTGAGAAATTTGGAATACGATATCAGAGTCCTTAATGTTTGTAGGGATGTATATTTGCAATGGGATGACTTATCTGATGAGGAAAGAGAGCGTATCAATTCAAAAATTCATGATAAAAAAGACCTTTGGTGGCAAACGATTCAACTTCTTCCAAGCAGCTATAATCAGACTCGTAATGTCATGCTGAATTATGAGGTGCTGGCGAATATTTATAAATCTCGTAAGAATCATAAGCTGGATGAATGGCGTGAGTTATGTAAGTGGATTGAGAGCTTACCATATTCTGAGCTGATTACTGGATTCAAAGAATATGATACGGCTGAGTATGGTAAAGAACATCCCGAATTCGTTGAGAAAATGAAAAATATTGCCGTTAGTAAGGAAGATAAAAATGAATAATTGTGTATGGTTTTATAGACCAGGAATATTAAACTCACACTGGGCTCATCCATCATGCGCTAAATCTGGCGAGTTTAATTATTTAAGTAGAATAACTTCAAAAGAGCAAGCGCCAGGATGTGCTGATTACTATAATAATAAAGCATGTCCCGAATGCGGAAAACCCATAGTAATGGATTATAGATTAATAAAGGAGGATTAATTAAATGGCTAAAATTTTTAAGTTCAGTGGATATCTAGTAGATCCTAATGGATATCTTGACGCGAGTGAAATTATGGATCGTATCGAGATTAACTATGGTGGTGCATTTCCTCAGCATGCACATGTTATGGAAGAAAATATTTATGAATGGGATGATGATCTCCCGATAAATAAGCCAAATTGCGATCTTTACGAATGCGAAAAATATTTTAAAGGCGACAATGTCTGGCCTATTGATACTGATAGGAAGCTGAGTCTTTGCGTTGGCGATAAGTATAGACATTTCAAAGGTAAAATTGTACAAATTCTGATGATTAGTCAGGATACAGAAATGCCTGGGCAGTTTGTTGTCGTATATAAAGACCAGAGTGGATATGTTTGGCATAGACCTCTCGGAATGTTTATATCTGAGGTGGATCATGAAAAATATCCAAATGTTAAACAGAAATATCGGTTCGAAAGGATCAAGGAGGATTAAAAAAAAAAATGGAAGACAAAACAATCAACGAAAAGAAGATCGATGAGATTATAAATCGTTGCAAGCGTGCTATGGATCTGTCGTTTTATAAATACGGCGATGCACGTAAAAACTTTGGTGAGGGTCGTGTGGATGCTCTTGGCTCTCTTGATAATTGCCTGATTAAATTTAACAAAACTAAAAACACGGAATATTTGCATGATGCCATTAATTATCTGCTGTTTCGTATATTGTTTCCGCTTCCAGGAGACCATTATACGCCAACGGATTCAGATGGTTCGGCCGGTGTTGATGGAACACCTGTAAATATGGAATAAGAAAGGAGTCTATGATATGAAATGTGTTGTTGCTATGATATGTGGAAACAATAGTGGAACTTTTTCATTTTTGAATATCACGTATCAATTTAAAAACGAAATTCCTACAAAAGAAGAAATCACGGAGTTGGTTACTAAAGTTTGCGATTATGTTGGTGTTAGCGAAGCTAGTGTTTTAAATATTATTCCGATCCAGGATGAAGAAAAATCAGATATGAAAGACGAGGGAGAGTGAAAGAATGAATGATAATATTGTGATTTTTGTATCCAGAATCGTATTCTTTTTTTCGTTATTGAATATTTTGGACGTCGATGCTAATAGTCCATTTTTTTGGCTTTTAACATCTAGTTATTGGATCATTGCAGTTTGGGATTTTGACGAACAAAAGAAATAGACTGACATGAGCTGTGCGGAACATATTATGGAGAATGCTTTGGTTGCTATCAAAAATGATGAGTCGTTTGACGAGTGGATAGAACACGAACCAAATAAAGATTATGTTAAGTCAGATCCTAAAGAAATATGGGAGATGGCCAATTATGTCTTCTATTCTGGTTCATGGAGAGAAGGAGTGTGATATTTATGGAGTATCCTAATAAAGAGGTTCGGTTCGATCTATATTGTGATCGGTGTAAATACAAAGAAAAAGACGATTATGAAGAGCCATGCTTTTCGTGTCTAGACGAGCCTGTTAGGGAATATTCGCATAGACCTATTAATTGGAAAGAGCGCGAATAATACAAGCTCCTTAATGAAGAAAGGAGTGATATTTATGTATGAAGCATATGAGTTATTTACCAACAATATTAGGAGTATATTATCAGAAGCAGTTAAAGGCGAGATAACCACTTGGTTTGATTGTGGAAAAGATTCATTACAAATTAAGATCTATAATCACGGATTGAAGTTTGTGATATCTTTTGAACATTTAAGCAGGATTATTATTTCAAACAGGAGAACAGCTAAAGATATTGCTAATGAAGTTATAGGTAAGTACAAAGCATTTATATTACATAAGTATTTGAACTGAGTTTAGATTGAGACTTTGGATTACCAGGGTCTCTTTCTTTTATTTTGAAAGGAGATTTATCATGAGTAATTTACAGATTTTATTTATTGGATTGATTGTTTATGTCGCTATTTACATTATTGTGGACCGAATTTGCCGGTGCATTGAGAACATTAAGAACACAAAAAACATGTCAATTGCATTCAAAGACTGGATTGAAAGTAAAGAAAACGAGGAAGAGAGTTGACGTATATGCAACTTTCACGTATTAGGTGTTGACGTATATGCAACTTTCACGTATTAGGTGTTGACCTATATGCAACTCTTAGTAGTAGTAAAAGTTGAGCTATATGCAACTATTTTAGCCTAAAATCGCTATTTTTAGGTAAAAAGTGTTGACCTATGAACAACCCCCCCTATTAATTATATGAAAAAAAATTAAATATATAAAAGACTTTTGGTGGGGGTTGCATATAGGTCAACTATTTAGTTTTTATAGCAAATTAGCAGAAAGGAGTGTTTTAAATGAGCGAACAAGAGTTTATTGATATTTTCGCAGACAATCTTAGAAGTCTTATGTATGAAGTAGGAATCAGTCAAAATGAATTAGCAAAAGAAATAGGCGTGGACAAGTCCGTTATTAGTAGATACCTAAACAAACAGACAATGCCATCGATTAAAAACTTTTTAAACATCTGCTATGTATTAGAGTGTGACACAAGAGAATTATTTGAACCATATGATTTGATCCATTGATATTTTGGTCATTTTGTAATTCGCGAAAATAACATGCTCTTTTATAGAGAGAAGAGTATAAATCGCCATTTTTGGCGGTCAATTACTTTTTCTCTTATCTTTACTTCATGATGCATTACGACAAAGTTATTCCCTACGATCTTTTAACTGAACATTTTATCATTGGAGTAAAGATAAGAAAGGAGTGTTGCTCATGGCAAAATTAGAGCGAGATTTTCAGGCTAAGCTCATTAAAGATCTAAAAGAAATATTTGCTGGATGCATAGTCACAAAATTGGATTCGAGCTACATCCAAGGTGTTCCAGATCTGCTGGTCTTATACAAAGACAAATGGGCAACGCTCGAATGTAAAAAAAGTGCAAAAGCGAGTAGACGGCCAAATCAAGATTATTATGTTGGGCTTATGAACAAGATGTCATTTTCTAGATTCATCTGTCCAGAGAATAAGGAGGACGTACTCAATGAACTTCGTAAAACATTTAAAGCTTGAGGGGTTGCATGCTCCTTTTAGTGCAAGCCAACCGCATTGGCTTAGATATGATGATGAAAAAGCAATAACTGTTTTTAATAACAAGAAAGCAGCAGAGCTCGGTACCCGGCTACATGCTTGGGCTAAGGATACAATTGATTTGGGAATCAAACAGCCTAGATCTAAGAAGACGTTGAATGCCTATGTGAATGACGCTATAGGCTATAAAATGGACACAGAAGTTGTGTTATATTATTCCGACAGATTCTTCGGAACCGCAGATGCTATTTGTTTTAGAAAAAATATTCTTAGAATACATGATCTGAAAACTGGTAGTGTTGGAAAAATAGAACATCACATTGAGCAGTTAGAAATTTATGCTGCTCTTTTTTGTTTGGAGTACAAAGTTAAACCAGGAGAAATCGAAATGGAGTTGAGAGTGTATAAGAATGATGAGGTTCTTGTACATAAACCTACTGCCGAGGATATTTTACCAATAATGGATCAAATCGTTCACCTTGACAGACTGTTCGAACAATACGAGTATAAGGAGGATTAATGCTATGTCGTATGTACCAAATCCACCTTTACATGAAGTGGCTGATTTATATTTAGATTCGTCTATGACGGATGAAGGATATCTCGAACATTACGGAATGCCTAGACGTTCTGGAAGATATCCTTGGGGGTCTGGAGATGACCCATATCAGCATAGCCGTGATTTTCTCGGACGAGTTGAAGAAATGCGAAAAGCTGGATTCACTTATACTGATGAGAATGGCAAAAAATGGACTGGCGATAATGCCATTGCTAAATCGTTAGGATATAACTCGAGCGATTTCAGAACAATCTATGCAATTGCCAAAGATGAACGTAGAGCAGACAATGTTGCTACTGCTAAACGTCTTAAAGAAAAAGAAGGAATGGGTCCTAGCGAGATTGGACGAAAAATGGGTGTTAGTGAATCCACTGTTCGTTCGTGGCTGGATCCCAATTCCGAATCAAAAATGAAACAGGCTCGAGAAACAGCTGAGTTTTTAAAGAAACATGTTGACGAAAAAGGAATGATCGATGTTGGTAAAGGTGTAGAACGAGAATTAAATATATCTCGAGAGAAATTAGATCAGGCTTTGCTTATGCTTCAGGCTGAAGGAGGTTATGAAGTTTATGGCGGCCGATTTGAACAGGTTACCAACAAAGGTCAGATGACAACACAGAAAGTATTGTGTCCTCCTGGAACCGAACATAGCGATATTTACGATTTAAGTAAAATACATACCATTAATGATTATATTTCCAGAGATGACGGAGCCACCTTTGAAAGAAAGTTTCATTATCCAGAAAGTATGGATTCCAAGAGACTCATGGTTCGATATAAAGAAGATGGTGGTATCGACAAAGATGGTACGATGGAACTTCGTCCTGGAGTAGCCGATTTATCACTTGGTGAATCTCGATATTCTCAGGTTCGTATCATGGTTGATGGTAAAAAATACTTAAAAGGTATGGCTGTTTATGGAGATCCAAAAGACTTTCCACCTGGTGTAGATGTCATATTTAACACCAATAAATCGAAGTCAGTTGCTAAGCTGGATGTGCTTAAAGATATTAAGAGCGATCCAGATAATCCTTTTGGGGCACTGATCAAAGAAGAAGGTGGTCAGTATTGGTATACCGATAAAAGCGGTAAAAAGAAGTTGGGTCTTGTTAATAAAACGAGAGAAGAGGGCGAATGGAATAAGTGGAAAGACTCTTTACCATCACAGTTCTTATCCAAGCAATCTATATCTATGGCTAAGAAACAGCTCGGTATAGCTAAAGCTGATAAGCAAGAAGAGTTTGATGATATTATGGCTCTCGATAATCCAACTATCAAGAAATATTATCTGAACAAGTTCGCACAAAGCTGCGATTCGGCAGCTGTACATATGCAGGCAGCAGCATTGCCTGGTCAGAAGTATCATGTTATTTTACCTGTTACATCTATGAGTGAGAAAGAAGTATATGCACCAGGATATAAAGATGGATCTAAGCTTGCACTTATTCGATATCCTCATGGAGGAACATTTGAAATACCTATTGTCACTGTTAATAACAAAAACAAAGAAGCTATCAAGATGATCGGAAAGACATCTATAGATGCTATTGGTATTAATAGTAAAGTAGCTGAACGTTTATCAGGAGCAGACTTTGATGGCGATACCGTTATGTGTATTCCAACTCATGATAGGGCGGGCAAAGTAAAAATCACATCTACTAATCCATTGAAAGGTCTTGAAGGCTTTGATAACAAGATGGAATACGGCGGTGAAAAGAAAGTCGGGCCTGATGGTAAAGAACATTATTATCGTAATGGTCGAGAGTATTCGATCATGAAAAAGACTGATACTGAGATGGGTAAGATTTCTAACCTTATTACTGACATGACATTGCTTGGTGCTGATGAGAATGAATTAGCTAGAGCTGTTCGTCATAGTATGGTTGTTATTGATGCCGAAAAACATAAGCTGGATTACAAGGCTAGTGAAAAAGATAATAATATAGCCGCACTTAAAAAGAAGTACCAGGGTAAGACAACTGGTGGCGCCTCCACTATTATTTCAAAGGCCGGTGGCGAATATGATGTTGTCAAAAGACAGGGTACCCCTAAGATAAATATAAAAGGTAAGGCCTGGTATGACCCATCCAAACCAGAAGGTTCCCTCATCTACAAAACCGCCGATGATGCCGAATACACAATTAAAAAGATGAACAAGCGTACCGGAGAAGTTACAAATGTGACTAAGTTACGTACCCAAAAGAGTACAAAGATGGCGGAGACTGATGATGCTAATACCCTGGTATCACAATATAAACACCCTATGGAACTCGTATATGCAGATTATGCTAATAGTATGAAGTCTATGGCTAATAAGGCCCGTTTAGAGATGGTTAATACTGGCAAGATTGCATATGATCGTAATGCTAGAAAGGTGTATGAGAAAGAGGTTAAAAGTCTAAATGATAAGCTGTACACTGCTGAATTAAACGTTACTAGAGAAAGGGCAGCTAATCGCATGGCTGCTGCTAAGGTTAGTGATAAGAAGGCACAAGCAGAGGCAAATGGTGAGAAGCTAAAGCCTAAAGACATAAAGAAAGCAGGGCAACAGGCATTGACTAGAGCAAGAGAAGAAGTTGGTTCTATTGCTAGAAGAGACAGGAACATAGTCATAACAGACAAAGAATGGGAAGCTATTCAAGCTGGTGCTGTCAGTGAAACAGTATTGAAACGAATACTAAACAATTCAGATCCTGATTCATTGAGACAGAAAGCGATGCCTAAAGTTTCAAGAACAATTAGTCCAGCAAAAGCTAACAGAATCAAAGCAATGTCTGCTTCTTATACTATTGCACAGATTGCCGAGAAACTTGGTTTATCAACATCAACAGTTTCTAAATATTTGAAAGGAGTTGATTAAATGGAACAAACAGATTATCGATTAACAACCTTTGACAATCCTTTTGATCCATTCGATCAATTTGTTCAATGGTTATTGTTTGATAACGAACATAATTATCATACTTGTGAATTACTTGATCGTCTTTGTAATTTTACTGATGATATGAGTGAACAAGAGATTGAAAACGAACACAGACGTGTTATTGATGAGATTATCGAT